GTTGATGTGATAAAAGAGGGAGCTTATCCTGATTGTTGGGATTGTCTTAATACATACGGAGAAAGCGGTTCGCAGTGCTGTTATGGGACAGAAGAACAGTGCAGTCAATGTGATGAAGTGATGATGGAATGGGAAAAACTTTGGAACTCCACCATCAAGAAATCCGACCTTGACCGCTACGGTTGGGATGCAAATCCGTGGGTTTGGGTTATCGAATTTGAGCGGCGTGAAAAACCGGAAGGAGTGTGAGAAATGTCTAAAGCAGTATTGGTTATGGATATGCCAGAACAGGTGTGCCAGAAATGTACATTGTGCTATGAGGCAGAGAATGATGACGAATATCTGTGCTGTGCGACAGGAAAACTTTTGCCAGACGGAGAGAAGCCAGATTGGTGTCCGCTCAGGGAACTGCCGGAGAAGAAAGAACGCAGAGTTGGAGAACACGGAGAAAGAATGTTCAGAGCAGGATTCAATGCCTGCTTGGATGAAATTTTAAGAGAAAGAAAGGAATAACGAATCCTCGGTAAACCGAGGTTGCAACTTAAAGGTTTATGGATTTATTGAAAGTGGGTGAGAGCGAATGAGTGGTGGAAGTTGGAATTATTTGTATTGTAAAGATGTTGACGAGCTTATGAATGGTTCGTCAATAGAATTACTGCAAGATATGGCTGACAGATTGAACAGTGCAGGTTTTGAAGATGTGGCTAAAGATACACAAAGATTAGTTGAGTATATCAAGTCGGCAAGTATACGAATAGAAACACTTTTTGAAGCACTTAGTCCTGTATTTAAGGCTGTTGAATGGTTTGATAGCGGAGATTGGGGCAAAGAAGTTCTGAATAATGAGGTGCTTAAATATCGAAAGTCTAATATCGATAGTTATGACAAAGCTATTGATGATTTGACTGCTAACATCACTGAGCGTTTTTCCGGGATGGCTATGTCAAGCGGATTACCAACCGAGGGCGCAACTTGGGAAAATGCCATAAGACAAGTAAAGCAGATAGCAGAACAGTTGAAGGGAGCGAAGCAGAATGAAGATTTTAAGCAAGAAGGAATACAATAAACTCATTGATGATTTTGAGGAATTGCAGAAAAAGGTCGAGGAACTCAAAAGAATAAATGAAAGCCTTGGGAAAAAGTTAGAGGATAAGAAGACAAGTTACAAATTGAACAATGGTAAGGATTTCTGCTTTAAATGTGAAAACTCTTACAGATACAAAACATATTTGGGAGGGATGGAAATCGAAAAATGCGGTTGTTTGCTTGATGTGCCCTGTGAAGATTTTAAGAGAAAAGAAAGCGAGTGATTCAGAATGAGTGACAATGTACAGATAGTAATAGCACAGGCTTTAATGATGAGAATTAAAAATTATGCAGAAAGAGCCTTGGATAAAAAAGATGTAACACTTGATATGGCTATGGCTGAAATACGCGATACGGTTGACGCTTATGACGAGTATTTTCAGACAGGCAGAAAGCCCCAGTAACTAACTAAAAATCAAAGAAAGGAAATGGTTGTGCGCACATAAAACCGAGGTTTCCTTTTGGTAGATTTAGAATGATAGTACATTGTTTATTTGAACAGTCTGGCACATTCAAGAATGCTTTCAAGAAGTATGGAATTGAAGCCTACGACTATGATATTCAGAATGAATTTAACGAAACCGACTATGTTACTGACCTTTTCGAAGAGATTGATAAGGGGTATCAAGGTGAACCGAGTTTGTTTGATAAGATAAGCCCTGATGATTTGATATTTGCATTTTTCCCTTGCATAAGGTTTGAAAATCAGATAATGCTGTGGTTTAGAGGACAGTCGGCAAGTCAGAAAAAATGGTCTTTAGAAGAAAAATTCGAATTTGATATGAATTTGCTTAAAGAAGTTTCATTTATGTATGATTTGGTAAACAAAATGTTTATTATTTGCACGAGAAAAGGATTGAAATTGGTGATGGAAAATCCTTATTCAGAAGAGCATTTTTTAAGGAGATATTGGTGTTATTCCCCGGCAATAATTGACAGAGATAGAAGAGATAGCGGAGATTACTTTAAAAAGCCTACACAGTATTGGTTTTTGAATTGTGAACCACAGAACAATCTTGTTTTTGAGCCAATTAGATATGTTGGAATACACACTAAATGGGAGCATCGAACAATGAATGATTATTGTGTTACTGGAGCAAGTAATATTAAAACAGCAAGGTCAATGATACACCCACAGTACGCAGATAGATTTATCAGACGATATATTCTTGATGAAGAAATATGGAGAAATCAATAGTTATCAATTATTATCAGATTTCCAACATTAAAAACTCAAATATCAATCAATAAAATAAGGAGAAATGGCTTATGAAATTTACAAAATTCATTAAGCCAGAACTTGAACACATTAAAGAAAATGCCAATTTCACGGAAGAAGAGGAGAGGATTTTCTCTCTTCTCTGCCGTGGTTTTTCACAAAAGCAAATATCCACAAAAGAAAATCTATCACTAAGAACGATAGAGTACAGAGTGAGAGATATAAAAGATAAAATAGAAAGAACGGGGGTATTTGATTGGATGAAAAAGAACTGTTGAAATATGCCGTTGATAGTGGTATTCTCGACATAGCACTTGTGCAGAAACAAGTCACTATGCAAAAGAGAGAAAAATTACTCAACAAAAACCCTTATAAAATCTATCAAGGAAAGGATGAGAACTGGTACTCATATCTGCCGGATGAAGTAAAAGGCAGACGTAAAATCAAGGCAAAGCGCAGAGAAGCGGTCGAGCAGAAAATCATTGATTATTGGAAAGAGAGAGAGGATGACCCTACAGTAGAGGAAATTTTCAACCGTTGGATTTCACAAAAGCTGGAACTTGAAGAGATAAGCAGGGCAACCTATGACAGATACTTAATGGACTTTCAGAGGTACTTTGATGGCATCAAGGATAAGAGAATCAAAAGTGTAGACGAATGCGAACTTGAAACATTTATACGAAACAGCATCCATGATTTCGACATGACTTCCAAGGCATTCTCAAACTTCCGGACGCTGATCTATGGAATCTTTAAGTATGCCAAGCGGAAGAAGTATGTTAAGTTTTCCATTACATACACGCTGAAAGATATGGATATATCGCCAAAATCGTTTAAGCATGTTGTCAGGCAGGCAAAAGACCAAGTATATATGCCGGATGAAAAGGAACGCATGGAGATGTACTTAAAGAATCACTTGGATATCGTGAACCTTGGATTGCTATTTATGTTTAAGACAGGAGTCCGTGTCGGGGAATTGTCGGCATTAAAGCGGAAAGATGTTGAAAACTACACGGTTGCAATCAATTCCACAGAGACACGTTACCGGGATGATGATGGTTTTCACTATGAGGTCAAAGATTTTCCGAAATCAGAAGCCGGATTGCGATTTGCCATATTGCCGGATAAGTACAAATGGATTCTTGATGAAGTACGAAAGAGAAATCCCTTCGGGGAATATTTATTTGAGAGAGACGGAGAACGGTTGAAATCCTACAACTTTCGTGAACGTTTGCGGTATGTCTGTGAACATGAACTGCGAATGAAAGTGAAATCTCCGCACAAAATCCGAAAGACATACGGAAGTATTCTTCTTGACGGGAAAGTGAAAGAGTCCACAATCCTTGATACTATGGGGCATACAGACATTAGTTGCACAAAAGATCATTATTATTTTGACCGTACCGGAATTGAGGAAAAGAGACAGGAACTTGACTTAATTGAAGCATTATAAGTCTTTGGTACTCAAAGGTACTCAAAGAAAAATTGAAAGAATGGCTATTTTAAGCCGTTTCAAGACAATTACTTTAGGGTTCGATTCCCGTACGGACTGTTTTAAAAGTCGCATAAACACTGTGTTTGCGGCGTCTTAAAAAACTTTGGTACTCAAAATGGTACTCAAAAATTGAACACAAAAGAAAGGAGTCTGCACAAGTGCTTTAGATTCTTTTCTGAAAATGGTAGACTTGGAACGCTGTGAGCGTTCTTTTTTTATGCGGTTTTTCTGCTTATTTTTTGCGGAAGAACCGTATTTTTTTATGCAAAAATATAAGCATAGGAGGGATGCGGAATGTTATTTACGGATGAAATTCTTGAAAAAATCTTAATAAGAGAAGATGTGTCAAAGGTTCCGCTTGTGTACCAATCAGCAATGATTCACGCAATCAAGGAAGTATTGGAGGAAGAGAATGTATCAGATGCAAAATCAGAATATGACATTTAACCCAAACCCAAGCTATGCCGCATATCAGTACAACCCAATGCAGAGGTTTCAACAGCCAGAGCCACAGATCCCGCAGATGCAACCGCAGTTTCTTGGTATCCAAGGAAAGGTAGTGCAGTCGGAATCAGCAATCATGGCGAATGATGTACCTATGGATGGAAGCGTTGCGTTTTTCCCGATGCAAGACATGAGCGCAATCGTAGCAAAACAATGGGATGCCAACGGAACAATCAGAAAGACCGTTTACAAGCCTTTTAATGAGCAGATGGCAGATTCTTTGAGTGATGATAAAAAAATCGAAATAGGGCTATCTGATGATGCGACAAAGGCTATTACTGACAAATTAGATTGCTTGTTTGGAAAAATGGAAGAGTTGGAAGATAAGTTATCTTCGCAAACGCAAAGAAAATCTTCACGAACACAAAAGGAGAGTGAGTCTTAATGAATCCTATGCAGATGTTACAGGGCATGAGAAACCCACAACAGTTTTTACAACAAATGATGGGGAATAACAGCGTAATGAGCAACCCTATGGCTCGCAATGCTATGCAGATGGCGCAGAAGGGAGATTCCAAAGGCATTGAGCAGATGGCTAGGAATTTGTGCAAAGAAAAGGGAATTGACGCAGATAAGGCTTTTGAGTCGTTTAAAAGCCAATTAGGAATGTGATACTAATTCTTGCAAGATTATGTATATAAAAATGAATTATGGAGGTAAATTCTATGTTTAACACAGGTAATTGTGCATCCGTTCCGCTCGTAGCAAACATTGACGGAAACGGAAATAACAATGGATGGGGCGCAGAAGGCTCATGGTTATGGTTCATTATCGTTATCTTTGCCATCTTTGGATGGGGCGGATTCGGTAACGGATTCGGAGGAAACGGAATAAATGGTGGTGTCGGAAGCGAAATCCAGCGCGGATTCGACAACCAAGCAGTTGTGTCAAAACTTGACGGCATTACAAACGGACTTTGTGACGGATTCTATGCAGTGCAAAACGGCATGAATGGCATTAACACAAACATTTTGCAGACCGGATTCGGCATTCAGCAGGCCATCAATGCTGATACAGTCGCTAATATGCAGAATACCAATGCTTTACAGTCACAGCTTGCTAACTGTTGCTGTGAAACAAGAGAAGCTATCCAAGGCGTAAACTACAACATGGCAACTAACACTTGCGCATTGCAGAACACCATGAACAGCAACACAAGAGACATTATCGACAGCCAGAACGCAGGAACACGCGCTATTCTTGATTATCTCTGCAATGAGAAAATCTCTAGCTTACAGGCAGAAAATAGCGATCTGCGCAGAGCGGCTTCACAGGATCGCCAGAGCGCACTGCTTACAACTCAGATGGCAGCTCAGACGCAGCAGATTATCAATGCAGTAAATCCGTCTGCTATCCCGGCATATGTCGTACCTAACCCAAATGCTTATGCATATGGATGCGGATGCAACACCGGTTGCGGATGCTAAAACTGAATAATTGAGTATCTTAATTGAGTTTAACTCGATCATGTCTGCTATGCAGTATTACTTACAATCAAAGGGCAGACTATAATGTTTGCCCTTATTTTGTGAAAGAGAGGTAAAAATAATGGAAGTAACAGGAATTGCATTACAAACCGTTGCTGCTGGAGAAGATGTTGCATTCACAGAAACAGCAGTAAACGGAACAAAATGTATCGTACACAGACAGGGCAGTGGAATTATTAAGTTAAGAGGTATCACAAATCAGTGTAAGGCTAGATTTTTGGTATCGTATTCCGGCAACATTCAGATCCCGACAGGCGGAACAGTTGGAGAGATTTCGCTTGCAATCGCGGTTGACGGAGAGCCTTTGCAGTCAACAAAGATGATCGTAACCCCTGCAGCAGTTGAGAATTTCTTTAATGTATCAGCACAAGCATACGTTGATGTGCCTTGCGGTTGTTGCAGTACCGTAGCCGTGCAGAATACATCCGCACAGGCTATAGAGGTTCAGAACAGTAATTTGATTGCGGTAAGGGAGGCTTGATATTATGCATAAGTTTGCGAAACAGATTATGGATTGCGTGAAAGCCCACGTTGACGGCATTGGAATCGAGAATTTTGAAGGTCAAAACCTTGATGATCTCAAGGATTGGACGGAGATTGCAAAGAATATCGTATGCTTTGACAAAGACTACAACATTGTTGAAGCCATGAAAAAGTCTGAAGATGAAGAAATTATGCGCATGGTGGAAGAATTTGGGGACTATCCGGAAAGAAGATACTACAATGAGTACCGGTACTCAAACGGAAGATTCGCGCCGAAAGGGCGTGGAACACGCAGAGGATATGTAGAACCACCATATTATCACCAGATGCCGGAAGATTACCACGAATGGGAGAGAATGCCGGAATACGACCGAATGAGAGACCTTGACCGAATGAGTATGGGAAAGATGTATTATTCAGAGCCTATGAGCGGAAATAACGGCATGAGTACCGGTACTCACGATGCAAGAGAGGGCAGAGCCGGTATGAGTCGGAGAAGTTACATGGAGACAAAGGAAATGCATAACGGAAATTCGCCGGAAGATAAGGACGCAAAGATGAAAGAGCTTGAAAAGTACATGAAATCTCTTTCAGAAGATGTGACAGAGCTGTTTTCCGGTATGTCCCCGGAAGAGAAACAGTTGACCAAGACAAAGCTGACTACTCTTGTCACTAAAATGTAATAGAGAGGGCATTTTGCCCTCTTTGTTTGCGAGGTGGTAAATTTGTTCACGATAAACAATGAAATGTGGAATTTGGTCAAAGTATCGCGTTGCAGCGATATGCTACAGAGAAGTGATGGTAGTAGGACAGTAGGCATGACCGACAGGGATACGCAAACGATATATCTTGCGGATGATCTACGCGGAAAATTCCTTGATCGCGTGTTATGTCACGAATTATGTCATGCGTTCTGTCTTTCGTATAATGTATACATGGATATTGATACAGAGGAAATTGTAGCAGACTTCTTGGCTACATACGGAAGAGAAGTATTTGAAATTGCAGACAGACTATTGATTGAACTTATGGAGGTTGCATAATGGATAAAATTTCAGAACTCTTACAGTATGTGCGCCGGACAAATCCGGAAATGACTAGGGAAAGGCTGATAGAAGAGTTGAGCAAAAGTGACTATGCGGCGCGGTCTTTGATTTTTACGAAAGAAAACATCGTTGCGCTAGGGCAAAAATAAATCCGGCGGTTTGAATCGCCGCCGGATTTGTGTCAGACTTTCGGAATGTAAGAACCTTTCATTATTTCTATAGCGAGCTTCGCACCTTCCGTCATGTAAAAATCATTATTCTTTGCACAGCAACTAAAAAGCAGTTCCTCGAACTCTGAATATAAATTTTCACTTAATACCCCTTTTAGTTTCTCTGTTAAGGGAGAAAAGTATTCAACAAAAGCATTTCCGGTTTCATTGTCAAGCTGACTTGAACATACAATTTTAATAAATTCATCCATTTTAGTAGTCTCCTTCTTCTGTTAATAAATAGTTGATATATCCTGTCGCAAGTCTGGCAAGGCTTTTACTGCCATCCAACAAATCCAATTTGTACTCTGGTCTATAGCCAAACCTCTGCACATAGAACTTTTCTTCAAGTTCTAAGTCGTAAATGTCAGATAGCTCCACGAGAATCTTGTGATATAAAAATTTTCTCGTCCACCCAAACTGTTCCATGATAATTTTTAATTTCCAATTATTTTTTCTGAACCACGCTCCGCGTGATGCGTCCAATTGCTGTTTTGAAATGTAACAATCTGCAAATAGGTCATCATTTTTCAGCAATGCCGCCTGTGGTTTCTTTATGGCTTTCTCCATGTCGGTAAAACGTTTCACGTATCGGGCAGTAAATACGATGCCTTTTTCTCCGTTGAATTTGTTCGCAAGAAAATCACATCCTAACTTGGTTACTTTGTAGCACTTGTTTTCTTTTCCGGATTCATCTTTGTAGGTAGATTGAATGAAATAATCACTCGCACCTAAATTGTGGTGAGTCAAAATTTCAATGATTCCTTCGGTATGTTTGCCCCTTACATCCTGTCCTTCCAATTTTCTTAAAACTCTGTCGTGACGCATTCCCATCATTTCTGCAATCTCTAAAGTAGTGATGGTTTGTTCTATTTGGTTCATGCTTATTCTCCTTTCTGAAAAACAACATCATGTTTGTTTTGAACAACCTCATAGTTGTATTATAAACAACCGTTTATTTGTTGTCAACAATATTTTAGTTGATTTATTGTTTTATTTGTTGTATTCTGTTTCTTGTATAAGAAAGGAGGCGTATGATGTTTACCAAATTATTAAGATTAACATTGGTTGAAAAAGAAATGACAGCTAAAGAGTTGGCCACAAAGATAGGAACAACTCAACAGAACCTATCAGCAAAAATGAAGCGTGACAACTTTTCAGAAAAGGAAATGCGGCAGATTGCGGATGCATTGGGGCTTGATTTAGAAATTGTAATGAAAAAGAAGAAATAAGAAAACCCGCCTAACTGGCGGGTTTTTGATGAAAGAATATTTTTTCCGCGCCCCAAAAAAATATTTCGTAATTTTTTTGTACCCCCCCTGGGGTAGCGTTTTGGGGGTCAAGATTCCATTTTCACGGATTATCAAAAACGTGTAACAAACGTGCAATTATCTGCGACATTCCGCAAATAACACAAATACACCATATATTATGTTATATATAGATAATACACTGATGATATTTGATAATATTGCCGGTCGCAGGCAAACGCTAAAAGACGCTTGCCCGGCTATAATTATAGTCTAGCATAGACCGCATTTTACCACTTGTCAAGATAGTTTTTCCCATCGTACCGGCTGTAAGTGTGTGTTATGTTTTCCGTCCTTTGCGTGATCTGTAACCAATCTCCGCCACGCTGGGCGGTTATTTTGATTTTTGCAGATTCCACCCATTCCACACCCTCGAACTTGGAATAGCCGCACGTTTTGCCGGATATTTCCTGATAACCAAGGGCAGACACCCGGCGCATGATTTCCATTTTGCCGATATATTCATATTTTCCCATCTTTCCCACCTCCTTATATTGTGTTTATTTGTCAATTTGTGCATGGAAATCAGTTTCCATGTAGTCCGCGTCCCCGGAATCGAACCGGAACGGATGTGCCAAGCACGCGAAAAAGGCGGAATGGTACCGCCTTAAGTGCTTTATTTTGCTTTTTTAACCGATATAATACGATCGTCGGTTTTATCCTTTGGCGTTCCGTTGTCGCTGATCTTAACAATAACTTTCTGACCGTCTTTAAAGTGTGCGTCTGTGTCCGTGTCGGACATTTCCCAGATGTTCCCGTCTGCGGTGTAAATATCAAACCCGCGCCCGGTCAGCTTTTCCCCGTCCTCATACTGCATAGCATAACTAAAATTGCGAACGGTTCCGCGCACTTTGTAGGTATGTGCTGTTTTTGCGGTTTCTGTAGCTGGTGCAAGGTTTACAAGTGCAGTTGTTGCCAATACAATGGCTAAAATTCTCTTTTTCATGGTTGTTTTCCTCCGTTTTTGTTTTTGTGCGCTCAAAATTGAGTAAAACCGCCGCCGTTAGTGATCCGGCGTGCATCCTCTGCGGCGGCTAATTCAAACAGTTTTCAATATATTTCGCAAGGTGCGGAAAAGCTTTTTCTATGTCTTGTACGCTGTTGGCATAATAATCACCAACAATTTTCCCGAAAATGCGAAGATTTCCGGAATAAAACCCGCCTAAATCATTAAAATATATGTCTAATCCTGTCACCTGTTCCGGTCTGTCTCCGTACCACATATCAATATTTGTTTTTCCCATTTCCATTTCCTCCATATTTTCAAAATTTACCGGAATGACCGGTAAAAGCAAGCCGGGGAATCGAACCCCGGAAAACCAAACTTGCCTATGCGATCGCTACAAGTCTATCATTTCGCATTGTTCGCGTGTATTCTTTCCCGCTTTTGTCGCAAACAATAACGCATCTGACGCTTTTCCCGCTCTTGGTAGGCTCAACACTCTTTATTGTTTCCGTATAGCCAAAATTCCAAACTGTAATCATTCCCGGCTTGAGTTCTGCTGCCGGTATAGCGTTTCTTCTTTCGTAAATCCCTTGTAATTTAACCGTAGCCATATAATCAACCATCCTTTCATTGTGCGCCCTGTCTCATCGGTGTAGGTGGGGCAGTTCCTACAGACCGCCGTATGGCGGTTTCGACTATTCGCAAATTCTGCGGAAAATTTCAATTGTGAGTTTTGCGGCGGCTCTTTTTCTGTCTGCTGTATAGCCTTTGCGCTTGCTTTTTAATGCTTTTTCTGCTTGCTTAAGGTTTCCAACTCCCCAAGATGCCGCTTTATCAAGTTTTTCCCATTCGTCCGGTGTAACTTTTACGGCTTTAAGTGTTGCCGTGTTAATCTCGTAATTTTCTTTGTCTTCCGGGTGTAAATCTTCGCAAACTGGAATATATTCATGTGTTCCCATGTTTTCGCCGATATTCCAGACAAAAAAGTGAACCGGAATTTTTTCCACGATTTCAAAAATATCTGTTTTTTCACAAAGTGTAGAAGTGCTATAAATTTTGTTGTTTTCAATTTTAAATTTTCTCATGTTGTTTTCCTCGCTTTCTGTGCTTCATTTGATACTTGTATTATACAGAAATTAAGCACTAAAGTATATAGGCAAAACATACAAAATTAAGCACTAATATTATATTAGAAATTGTGCATTATTATTAAGCACTAATTAAGTATTGACAATTAAGCACTAACTATATATAATGTAAGAAAAAATACGGAGGTACAGAAAATGGATGAAAAAGAAAAAGCTATCAAGAATCGACAAGCTGTAAAAAAATGCATGAGTAATAAAGATAGAATAAACATTATATTACCGCTTGGAACGATTGAAAGAATCAATTCATATGGATTAAAAACAAGCGCATTTGCTAGGGAGTTAATTCTTGCGGAGCTCGATAAAATGGATAGAATGAAAAAATAATGAATTAAGCACTAATTAAGTATTGACAATTAAGCACTAACTATATATAATGTAATCAGATCAAAGAAATAGAGCAAAGGCGAAAGCCGAGAAAGGGGAACAGCATGAAAAAATATATTGTAAAAGATCGGGGTATTGAATGGAGTTATGACAACAAAGAAAAGGCTGCTAAGAAAGCCACTGATCTGAACACGGAAGTAGCAGAAAAAACCGTGTGGAGATATTACGCCCCATATTATACAAGCGGCACTGCAAACTATCGGGAAATCACCGGCGAATCTTTGCCGGATGCAATCGAAAAAGGTTTTGACCGGATCATAAAAGATTATGATCTTGGCGGCGTTTCAGGCTTGAAATTAAAGTCTGTTAAATTACAAAAGGAAAATGGGTATGCAAATTTAGTTATAGATTTTATACCGCTTGGAAAATTGGAAGCAGAATTTCCAGAAGAAACAAAGGTGATAAAAATTGAATGGGTTACAGATGATGAATTCCGGGGCGAATACACTTTTACCTTGAACAAATAAAAGGCTGGCGGAGCCGATAAGCTCCGATATTCTGCATTAAGGAGCAAATAAAAGCATGGCTAAGGTTGTAAAAAATGCATTGTCTGCGGAAAAGAATTTTGTTGTAAATCATCGCGCAACATTGTGACCTGCTCGAAAGAATGCCGGTTGATACATTTGAGTCAAACACATACGGGGTTAAAGCGCTCCGAAGAGAGCAAACGCAGAATGTCAGAAGCAAGGCGCACGAATCCGCGAAACATGGAAATACAGCGAAAAGCCACAGAAGCCGCAAAGAACAGTCCAAAATCCGGACGGTTTGAAACAAACAGGGCGGCGATAGATTGGCATTTAGTAAGCCCAGAGGGAGAGCACTTTTATATTCATTCTCTGTCTTTTTGGCTTCGGGAAAACTGTAAAAAATATTTTGATGCAGAGCCGGATAGCAAGCAATTTTTTAATATAATTGCCGGATTGAGTCGCGTCAAAAGATCGGTCCTCAGGACACTTCCAGAAGGGCAACGCCCCGGATATAGTTATAAAGGTTGGTCGGTGATTCCAACCGATGACGATAAACGCTAGCGAGGGCGAGGAAAAAGATGAATATTTGCTCAAAAAGGAGGAAGCTGATGGAGTACGTCAGCATTATGAAATAACGGAAATTTAAGCAGCAAAAAAGCGGGAAAGATTAAACATCTAACCCGCTTCTTTTTTTGCATCATTCAAAATGTTATTGTTTCAATCCGTGGTCGCCGGGATCGCTGGCGACACCACATCGGCGAGCATCCATGCCGTGCGACTTGTCTATATAGTACGCCTGCCAAGATCAAAAGTCAAGAGCGTATTTTTAACAACGTTTCCGGGTGCATCTTTCGATTTCCCAAAAGTTCAAAAATAATTCATAAATTATCTATAATAATTTTCTTAAATTTTTATGAACAAGTATAGTTGTATTAGGTCTTTGACAAGTCCGAAAATGATAGAATAGTATTAGTTTTTGGTAAAAATCGTCTGACAATCGTCTGACATAAAGCGAGATAATCGTCTGACGTCGCTTTTTCAGAACTATGTTTCTCTTTCTCTATCTTTTTCTTAATCTTTTAAATTAATAATACTACATTGTATTTAAAGCCTATAGGTTTATAGTAAGTGTATATCCGCGCACACGCGCGGCGTAAGTATATAATACCGCCGTAAAAATTAAGGCTTGACTTTAAACCCGGAAATAGTGTATACCAGAATCAAAGAGATTAAACGGAACGGAGGTGTGGAATATATGCAGGATATAGAGAACGTAGATATTACAAGGCTTATAGTAGATCTGGGTACAGTACAAATATACACATCAACTGTACAAGATTTAATAGACAACGCTTGTATAGAATTTCACATCGAAGATTTGTTGAAAGCCGGACAGAGACAATGGAAAGCTGTAATGCAGTACGTTGGTATGCATCTATTCCCAGATACGAAAGTATTAAAAGATAAGAGCTTAAGTCCTCTTGGTAATGCAACTATACCGACTAACTGTAACAGATATGATAGAGAGGCATTATGTAAACTTTGTGATTATTATATATATATATCAAACGTGTACAGTAAGTTGGTAAGTACAGTGGCATTTAGTTATTTTTGCAATATACCTACAAACACAATGGATATATGGGCTAGTGATGAACCAAGCTCGTTGACTTTCAAGATGTGGCAAAAATTGCAGCGATCCCGTAAGGATTGTATCCTTGATCGTGCGTACGACTCCAATAGCCCGGTCGGAACAATGTTCGTGGGAAATAACGAGTTCGGAATGAATCAGCCTGGCATTGGAGATAATGCCACACAACGCAAGGCAATCACAGCGCAGGAGCTGCCAAGATTGGACGAGAAAAAGAGCCAAGAATTGCACGCAATTGATACACAATTTACGGATGCAGCGGTAAATAATACGGTTTAAATTGTGTGTGGTTATTCTACAATTCACAAATGCAGTAATACCAACGGCTGTAGTGTTTTAACTATTCGTAAACTATTCGGAAAAGTTAGGTTTTGCGAATAGTTACAAGGGCATGACATGAATTGTATTAAAACAATTTGATTTTCACACAATGACAACAAAACGAAACGGAAAATATTTTATATTTCCATGTTTGCAGAAAAAGGATGGGGAGGGGGTCTGACAGAAAGACCACCGGGCGGCTACTAAGTCCCTTAAATTCCTCAAAAAATAAAAAGCCACTTACAGTACCCATTGACTTTTTGCAGCAATTAGCTTAATATAAACATAAACAATTCACTTTCACGTTGCGATTCGCAACTACATTTCCAAAAAAAAATTTAAAAACAAAAAAGAGTGTTTCGGACAGGAGAATGATATATGACCGGGAATGAGTATCAGAAATTAGCCATGCGGACGAAAAACCACAAGGCGACAGAAAGAATTTCGGATAAACTTGATTTGCTTAAATTTTGCAAAAAGAACAATATCGCATCTGCGTTGCAAGATTATGACCTTGGCGGCATCTTCAATTCTTGTTTGGGGTTATCTGGCGAGGTTGGAGAGTTCAACGACATGATTAAAAAGTGGATTTTCCATGAGAAACAGCTTGATATTGACCACGCAAAGAAAGAAGCTGGCGATATTTGTTGGTATCTTGCAATGCTTTGCGAATCCTTCGGCTGGAGCCTTGATAAAATCATGCAAATGAACGTAGACAAGCTTAAGGCGCGTTACCCGGAAGACTTTGACATCGAAAAAGCAAACCACAGAGCGGAAGGTGATGTGTAATGGCAAGCTGCAGCAATGAGTTGATGAAAACCGAGTATTCCGAAACCTTTGACGAAAAGCGAAAAGACTTGATTGAACAGTCGTATTACAAATACGGACCGGCAAGAATGAATTTTGCAAACGGGAATGTGGATGCAATCGAAAGTTTAAAAATGTGCCTTGCCAAGTTTGAAGAGACCGGGAACCTTGAATATCTGTGTGATGTTGCGAATTATGCCATGTTCCGGTTTATGTTTCCGCAGCAGGGCGAGTATTTCGAACATACGGACTCTGATTCATCTGCCGGGATCTTCGGTATGAGCGTAAACGAAATGGAACGGTTCAAACAGGAACACAGCTTTGATGATGGGGGATATTGATATGATTTTAAATATAATTGCTACGGCGATAGATGTCATTATGATACTTAGCCTTATGATGCAACAAGTAAAGCAGACAGACAATTCAAACGCAATGGGGTATTTGCTTTCATATTCGATTTTTGCAATGAATATTATGGTCATTTGGAGATAACAATATGACAATTCATGATCCAATATTTGGTATTTACTTTCTGCCGCCAATTTTGAGCGTGGTCGAAAGAATACATATAACAAAATCAAAGGAACCGGACAGCACCGGAGATTTACTCAATCTGAACAGTGACGCCGAGCACCAGATCGACAAATCGGAGCATCCGGTATAGCTTAAGTCCGCAAGCGATAGTTTCTGGCTGAATAATTGATCTATCGGCGTTAGGCTTTGAATTATGTTTGCGGACGAATGCAACATTGGGCTATCGCCAAGCGGTAAGGCACAGGATTTTGATTCCTGTATTCCCTGGTTCGAATCCAGGTAGCCTAACTGGTTACATGCTGACGTTCCATGTAGCCACGTATGTTTTTCATATGTACTTGAACCCTTGGTTGAGTGATTCAAGCATTTGGGTTCCTCCTTTCGCCACTAGGACGATTCTGTTAAGGACGGTGCGAGACCGTCCGGTGGTATTCTATCATGCATCTATCCCACGGTGCATGAGCCATGAAATTAGGTGGTGGCGGAATAGGTAGACGCGCAGATGGAAGAGACAGGACAAAGATTAAAAACTCATGGTTGAAGTCCTATGGGTTCGATTCCCTCCAATGTGAACAGTGCACGGTTTATGTGAGGTGCAAATCCTCACCCACCTATTCGGTCAAATTATGCTGTCTGCTTGCAGGCGGTCTATGTTTTGGCTGAAATACGATGCTTGTCTATTGCTCTGCAATAATTTAATTCGGAGTAGAACCATGGAAATAGGCTTGCATGGTAACATTGAGTTGCCGGTGAAATGCTGTAAACCGGATAGTGCAAGGAATAGCACGATAAACATTATTGCTAACCGTCTGATGGCGGTTATGGGGATTTAATTCAGTGGCAGAAGACACGGCTTATATCCGGGTTGTCGCGGGTTCGATTCCTGTAATCCCCACAGGTGATGTTGCCAGTACACCCCTAGTGTGTTTATTACAGAAATGCAGGTGCTAATCAATATACCGGTTAAACTTAGCACAGGTAACTGGATTGAGCGGTTGTCATTCAAAAGATGGCGGTAACCGCTGACTAAAAGAACCTTGCACTTAGTGTAGTGTGGAGCAAGGAAAAACGGAAACTACACGACATGGCTTGTTAGCTGAGATGGATTAGCGACAGACTGAAAATCTGTATAGGGCGGCTCGATACCGCCACAAGCCATTGAGCGGTGTTAGCAGCACCGTGCCATTCTGAAACGCAAGGAATGGTTCGGGCAGGGAACTTCCATGCCCGGCGCGTGCAGATATAATCCTAATTGGCAAGGAAACTGTTTGCTAAACAGTCAGTAGCCGGAAACGGTGTTTCGGTTCGAGTCCGAATATCTGCGTTTATCCTTATCTCCACTTAGTCGGGTGCTACTGCAATAGTTCCGGTCGATGGGAGACTTATGGATGGTAGCGGCATTATTGGTAACAGAAAACCCTTCCGTGATTAGAAATTGCAGATTTGAAAGCGGTTGGCATGGTTTTGGCTGACAGGGTTCGATTCCCTGTGCCACTATTCGAGGTTAATATTTACGCAAAATTGTGTGTGAGTATGATAAAAACATTATGGGATATTTATATCAAACGAAAGACACGGGATCTCACGAGGATTCCGATTTTTGCTATGATTGGGGGAGAACATGAAAGATTGTTCAATTTGCAAATATTGTGATGAAGATTTTATTTTTGATGAAGAAACAGGAGAAGAATATCCGTTTTATGAATGCCAAAAAGGGAATGACACATCACTTGACTATGAGTGCAAAGATTTTGAACAATACAAACCGAAAAAATATAAAGAGAAAAATACCGAATGCGATATATGCGAATACGGAGAAAAATGTGCGAAATATAGTCCTGGGATAGATTGTACAACCTACAGAGATACAAAAACACATACTATTTATCCACAAGACAAATGTATTAAAAGAGCTTATGGTTGTACAGATTTTAATAATAGCTTAGGACATAAACATATTGACATAGACCAATGGTTTAGAACTGTTAATATGCCTACAAATGAAAAAATAAAAGCATTTAAAAGGGCAAAAGAACTAGGTGTTGAGATGCCTAAAGATATTGAAAACTATTTCAAAGAATATGAGATTGAGGTGTAATATGTGTGATTTTTGTCGGTATAAAAAGAAAATCATTGATGGTAAAGGAAATTCAGTTCTTTTTGGAGCTGGAAATAACATGATGTTCGACAATAGCGATGGGAAAGAGGTTGCAGGAGCCGTAAAAATTAATTTTTGCCCTATCTGTGGTAGAAAGTTGGTGTAGTGATGGCAGAACCTTTAAGCAAATTAGCAGAAAAATGTAAAAGTTGCCCTAAATCTGAAAAATGCGACCATAAAAGAATGGAGTTATGCGCTTTAGCGGATTTGCCACCGCAAAATCTTGCAAGTGCTACACAAGGCATTTTGATAGATGCAGCAATGCCGGTTTTGAGAGAAGAAATAAAAAGCCCTTTAAGTCCATTTGGGTACAAAGACGAATTAGAAAAAGCACTAAATGATTTGCATTTTGGAAATATGTTTATGAGTGGTGTTTAGAAAGTTGGTGGAAGAATGAAACATCAAAAAGAATGGCACACTTGCGACAGGTGCGGTGCAGAAATTAAAAAAGGAATACTGTGCGGAAATTCCATTACAAAGAATGGTATTTTAAATGTCACATACGACTTGTGCTATAAATGTATGGAAGATTTTGAGGAGTTTATGAGAAATGAGAAGAATTAGAGAAATATTACATTGTCTGTGCTTGAATAGCAGAATAAGGCACAATATAAGATATGCACAAAGACAATGGTTCTTTTCGTACTTTAAGCACTTTAGAAAAGATTTAAACATGCCATTGATCAATAGTATTAAGCAAGCAAGAGGAATATCGAAAACTATTTTAGAAAGAGGGTACATGCCAGAACTTGTACATGATTCTGTAATGCGTATTAGATATTCAAGGAGATGCAACACTCGTGTGTGCAGGGCTGCTAGGAATGATTAGAGGTTTATGAGAAATGATTGTTAATATGGGAGCCAAAACCTATGAAATGAGCCGAAAGCAGGAAAAGGCTATCCTTGGAACGGCTAAGAAACTTGCAAATTGCAACATATATGGCATTGAAAAAGGCAATGTGTTGATTATGCTGAATGAAAAGTGTGAGGACGATATGAGCCTTAAAAAATCCGTAGAGGAGTATAAAAAGAAAGGGTTCAAGGTGCATTGGAAATGAAAATAATCAAAGAAGGCAGCCTTAGGTACGAAAGAAAACCTTTAAAGTTTGAGTGTAAGAATTGCAAAACCGTTTTTGAAGCGGAAAAGACTGAATATGAATATTGTGGAGATCAAAGGGAAGGCGATAACTACAAGTGTGAATGCCCATTGTGCCACAAAATGGTATATTACAGCTAAAACGATGATTGCTGATTATCAGCGGAAAGGGGGACGTATCATGGCTGATTTGAAAATATTTACAGAAAATATAGAACAGGAAGCGTTAAATCAGATATATACGCTTGTAAAACAGCCAGCATTTTCGGATTGCAAGATAAGAATCATGCCAGATGTTCATGCAGGAGCAGGGTGTGTTATCGGGTTTACTGCCGATTTAGGAGAAAAAGTAATACCGAACATTGTTGGAGTTGACATAGGATGTGGGATGCTTACTACAAACTTGGGGAATATTGATATTGATTTTGAGAAATTAGATAGCATCATTAGAGAATATGTTCCAAGTGGTAGAAAAGTTCATGAAGAAGAAAACTCATCTGTCGCAAGTGATATTATTGAAAAATTGCATTGCAAGGAACAGTTGAAAAATATAGATTGGCTGAAAAGAAGTTGCGGCACGTTGGGAGGCGGCAATCATTTTATCGAAGTTGATAACGATAGCAAGAATAATAAATATCTTATTATTCATTCGGGAAGTAGGAATATAGGAAAACAAGTTGCAGAAATATATCAGCAAATGGCGATTGACGATATTTCGGGAAAATCAAACTTTAAACAAGATAGCGAGAAATTGATTGCTGAATACAAAAAATGTAAAAGAGAAAGAGAAATAAGCAAGGCTATCAAAGAATTAAAGCAGTCCTACAAAACAAATACAACTAAAATCCCTAGAGAGTTATCATATCTTGTTGGAAAACATAGAGAAATGTATTTGCACGATATGAAATTATGCCAAGAGTTTGCGGAAATCAACAGAAGAACCATTCAGAGAATTATTTGTTACCGTATGGATTGGAGAGTTACAAAAGAAACGGAACAATTTCAAACAATTCACAACTACATTGAACACGATACAAATATTGTTCGTAAAGGTGCTATTTCTGCAAAAACAGGCGAAAAGGTACTAATACCAATAAACATGCGTGACGGTTGTATTTTGGGAATTGGAAAGGGAAATGAAGATTGGAATTATTCAGCACCGCATGGAGCAGGGCGAACAATGAGCAGATCAAAGGCAAAAGAAAGCATTTTGCTAGAAGAGTATCAAAAAGCAATGGATGGAATATTTACAACATCTGTAAATAAATCTACGATTGATGAAAGCCCTATGGCATATAAAACAATGGATGAAATAATTGGAAATATAAAAGACACTGTTGAAATAGTTGACATTATAAAACCGATTTACAATTTCAAAGCAAACGAATAAAAACAATTACCGGCTAACAAATGGAGTTAGTCGCTACCCTAAAACAGTTATAGGCAGAGGTCAAGGCACTTCTGCTTTTGCGGAGGTGCTTTTTATTTGGCTTCAAAGCAGTTAATCAATGCAGTAAATGGATATGAAAACTACATACAGAGAAAAGGCGTTGATGAACAGGTAATAGATGCCCTTTTGAAAGCGTGCAATGTGGCAATTCGGACGGAAAAAGACGTTGACTACGGATTGACTATAACCGAAAGAACAAAGGCTTTAATCAATGAATTTACGCAGAAAAATGCGGGCGGTAGCATATGGGAACTTGAACGATATGCACAGAATCACGACATTAAAGGCGGATACAAACTTGTGGATCAGTTCTATGAAGTCTTGCGGTTAGAGAGCTTTTATCGTTTCGAGAGCTTCATCTACTTTATGGAACGCAAAAGAAATTGGAGTAAACGGTTTTATTATCCACGCCGAAAGACGCTGAATATAGTCGCCCACGATCTTGAAGATTTGGAAAACCGGAAGATTAAATTTTACGGATTGTCAATGCCATCTCGTGTCGGTAAATCGACTATCTGTATTTTCTTCCTATCGTGGGTGGCTTTGCGAAGACCAAACAGCCATAGTGCTATGGGTGGTCACTCCGGTATTTTGGCAAAAGGATTTTACAAAGAACTGATGAATCTTTTTACAACGGAAGAATATACATTTGCGGAACTTTTTGCTTATTGGCATCCGGAATACGCAAACGCAGCACTCCCAACAGACAAGAGCGCGGACGAATTTACAATTACACTTGGAGATCCGGACAGATTCGCAACCGTAACGTGCCGTGGTATTGATGGAACATGGACAGGAGCGGTCGATGTTTCGAAAGACGGATATTTGTATGTCGATGACTTGGTTCGTGATCGAGAACATTCATTAAGTCCTACTCGAATGGAAAACACGTACCAAGAGTACCTAAACAAGATGGTTGACCGTAAGAATGACGGTGCAAGAGAATTGATGGTTGGTACTCTTTGGAACGTTTTAGATCCATTGGAGCGAATGAGAAAGCAATATGAGCATGATCCGCAATACCGATTTCGTAAGATTCCGGCACTTAATGAAAATGACGAAAGCAATTTTGCGTATGAAATCAACGGATTTTCCACGGAATACTATCGGGATATGCGAGATAAGCTTGACAATGCCGAATGGATGGCTAAGTTTATGCAGCAACCATATGTCCGCGAGGGATTGCTTTATACCGATTTAAGATTATTTAACGGAATCCTACCGGACGGAGATTTCCGGCGCATCGGAGTTGTGGATGTTGCCTGGGGCGGCGGCGATAGCTTGTCAATGCCGATTGGGGCAGAATATGAAAACGGTGATGTTTATATTTACGATTGGGTATTCAACAAAGGTCCGAAAGAGGTAACAATCCCTCTTGTTGTTGGACGAATTATCGGGAATGAGATTCGGCAGACAAGATTTGAGGGGAATACTGGTGGAGATCTGTATTGCCAATATGTAGATGAAAAGCTGCAAGCACAGGACTATAAATGTTCATGCACAAGCAGAAAAGCCCCAAACAAGGTTGAAAAGTTGTCGAAGATCATAGCGTATTCTGGTGATGTTAAGAGAAAATTCATATTTCTTGATACGCACCGACCGACGCAGGAACAAATGAAGAAAGATTCAGATCTTGGAGTAACAAGGTATTACAGAAATGACGAATATCAAGCGGCTATGGATGAACTCTCTATGTTTGTAAGTATTGGCGGTAATGAACATGACGATGCAGCAGACGGTTTAACTCAGCTTGAAATGTTTATAGAAAACCCAAACAATACCGCAAAGGTAGAAGCGGCAGTAAACCCATTTAGGAGGTATTAGGATATGACAACAGACAAATATCTTTCACAGATAAGCAGAATTGACCATGCGATTGCAAATAAGCTGGAAGAAATCAAAAGGCTATCCGATATGGCAACTTCTATATCTATATCTCCGAAAGAGGTAGATGTGCAATCATCCGGCAATCCCGACAAAATGGGGAGCGCGGTATCGAAGATTGTTGATTTGCAGAATGAGGTTCAGACACTTGTAGATGAATTGGTTGATAAAAGACGGATTATCATATCGCAAATTGACAGCATGGATAATACAGATGTATATATCGTGCTTTCATCGCATTATGTCAATGGAAAAGATTGGAACCTGATTTCTGTTGAAATGAAATATTCCTATAGGAACATTATGAAACTTAGGAAAAGAGCATTGCAGGAGTTTGAAAGACGTTATGGACAACTTTATTCTGAAAAGAGTGCATAAAAGTACACAATAGTTCACACTCTTTCACAACATTTCCTAAAACTTGCATGATATACTAAAAGAGTAGAAAAACAAATTCCTACAACCCCCAAAAAGCATATAACCCGTAAAAGGCACTGTCAGAAATGGCAGTGTTTTTTATTTACAAGAAAGAGGTTGCTATGAAAAAAGTAACTATATATTGCCCGGATTGCGGAAGAATTGCCGGACATTATGATGGGAGATCTACGATAGATCATCCGTGTAAATGTAAAAAATGCAATCATATTGTGATTTATCGCGTGGCAACAGGCAAGATTGAAACGAAGCCAATACCGAAACGCGCTTGCAGTAGTGGAGTTTTATTTATATGAATACACAGTATTTTCATGACCTTGTAAAAGGCAGATATGGAAGAAAAATTGCATATTCTAACGTAGAACAGATTACGGCAGACAATATCGTAAATGTTGTCGGAAACTGCATTGGTGCATTTTATTTCAACAAGACGATCATTCGTTATCTGTGGAACTACTACAAAGGCGATCAGCCGGTATTGTACCGGACAAAGATACAGAATGCCGACATTACGAACAAGATCTCCGAAAACCACGCATACGAGATTGTTCAGTTCAAGGTAGGTCAGACCTACGGTGAGCCAATTCAGCTTATTAGCAGGAAAGATGATGATCGGATAAACAATGCAGTTGATGAATTTAACGATTATCTAACCGATGCTAATAAGCAGGAAAAGGATATTAAGGCAGGAGAGTGGCAATCAGCAACCGGAACATCATTTAAGGCGGTGCAGATTACAAAAAATGGAGATATACCATTTAGAATTGTTGCACCGACACCAATGAATACGTTTGTTATCTATAGTCGTTCCACAGAAGAACCACTTTTAGCAATCCAAGAGCTTAAGGATGCCGATGGACAGATGTATAAACTCTGCTACACGGACTCTTATGAATGCAAGATTGTGAACGGAAAGGTTCAAAATTGGCAACTACATGGCTTTGGCGGAATCCCGATTGTCGAGTTTCCGAACAACCATGAGCGCATTTCTGATATTGAGCTTGTGATCGGGCTATTGGATGCAATCAATACGATGCAGTCAAACCGAATGGATGGTGTTGAGCAGTTTGTTCAGTTTTGGATAAAGTTTGTAAATTGCGACATTGACCCGGAAACCTTTGAAAAAATGAAGATTTCCCATGCGCTGACGGTAAAATCCAACAATGAGCAGAATAAATCAGATGTTGACATTATGACGCAAGAGCTGAATCAGACAGAGTGCCAAGTCGCAAAGGATGATTTATGGGATAATGCACAGTCCATTCTTGCCATACCAAATAAGAACAACAATAATTCCGGTGGAGATACACAGGGAGCGGTTGAACTTAGAAACGGATGGGACTTCTCGAAGTCGAGAGCAAAACTAAAAGACCCGATTGTAAAGTCGGCTGAAAAAAGACTTGCGAAAGTTGTTTTGAATGTGATTCGTATACAGGATCACGATTTGGGATTGAGTTTGCGCGACTTTGATGTGCAGATCAATCACAGTCCACAAGACAATATGTACACCAAGTCGCAGACACTATATCAGTTGTTGCAAGCCGGCATTCATCCTCTTGTCGCAATCAAGTCGGTTGGGTTATGGGGAGATGCGGAAAAGACATTCCTGTTGTCAAAACCATACTTGGATAATCTGTGGAAAACCATTGATGATGTAGAAGCGCAGGAACAGAAAGCGCAAGAATTGATAAATAAAATGAATACAGATAAAGAAAATGAAGCAGTTACCAATTAGGTAGCTGCTTTTATTTTATAAATTCGCAAAGCTGTGAGCGGATAAATCAGCAATGTCAATCGGTGCCGTTACACCGTTAAAAAACGTATGACATATCGGAGGTAATCAATGAAAAGAGAAGATTTAATTGCTATGGGAATCAGCGAAGAAAACGTTGAAAAGATCATGGCAGACTACGGAAGTTCGATTCAGAAAGCAAATTCTAAGGTAAATGACCTTAAGGAAAAGGCAGATAAGGCTGACGAATTGCAGAAAAAACTTGACGAACTCGAGCAAGGCAGTCTTACGGAAGTTGAGCAGGCTAACAAGAACCTTGAAAAAGCAAATGCTAGGATCGCGGAACTTGAAAAAGCGCAGGCAATTTCTAAGCAGCGCGCTGATGCAGCCACGAAGTTCAATGTAACTGCGGAACAGGCATCGCAGATTGTCAAGGATGATGGAAGTTTTGACTATGACGTTCTCGGAAAGATTATCTCTGAAAAAGAGACCGCCGCAGCGCAAGCCAAGGAACAGGAGATTGCAAAAGGAAGTACCAATCCGGGCGGTGGCACGGCTGGCGGCAATAAAGACAACGAAAAGACAGCGGATGTTGAGAACGCTGAAAAGATTACTTTTGGAAGCAATTCGGCTACCGCAGAAGAAAAAAATCATTATGTAATTTAGGAGGTAAAAATCATGGGTAAGCCTATTGAAAGAGATTTTACTCAAAGACTTGGTATTTTAAAGCATTTCCCTTATCTGGGAGCCGCTTGTATTGTTCCGCAGACGATGGCAACTGCCGCTGATGAAAACGGAAGAAAGATTGTGAAAGGTGGAACGCCATTTCCATCAAACGATGAAAGCTGTGTCGGTTATCTGTTTGATGATGTTGACGTAACGATGGGGGATGCACCGGGAACTTACGTTTACGCTGGCGATATCGACAATGCAAAACTTACAAAGAACGGAGTAACTGTTGAGGAAACGGCAAAAGCCAAAACCCCAAGAGTTACTTTTTTTGATTAAAGAAAGAGGTGTAAATTATGGCATTACCATTAGCAGAAGCATTTACCGCAAGAAGTCTCGGTGTAATGTGGAATAACTATGAAAAAACTTTAGGTTCTCAACCATATCTTGGAAGACAGAAGTTTGGTACAAGAAAGCAGGAGAGCCTTGACCTTAGATTTATTAAAGGAAAGAGCGGACTTCCGGTTTCTCTGAAAGCATCTAACTTTGATGCACAGGCAGAGTTAAGAGATGTTGGTGGCTTCTCTGATATCCAAAACGAGATGCCTTTCTATCGTGAGTCCTACATGGTAACAGAGAGAGAAGAGCAGGAATACGACAATTACAGAAGCGCGGAGAATGCTTCTCTTGCAAATGATGTACTCCGCGAGATCAGCAAAAAGCCTATGATGCTGATCGAGGGCGCAAGAGTCGTACCAGAGAGACAGATTTGGAGCTTGCTTGCACCGGCTGACGGCGTACCAAAGATTGATGTAAATATCGGAAAGAAGAAGTATACAGTCGAGTACACATCAGATGCTGGCGTAGCACACAAGAAAGATCACTTTGTTGAGATTTCCGGTGAAGCTGATAAGTGGAACGTTCCAGCAACGGCAACACCGCTTGATGATCTCATTGAGACAAGACGTAACTTTGCTAAGAAAACCGGATATTCTCTGACAAGATTCAGTATGAACACAGAGACATGGGAAATGGTATTAAAGGCAGAGGATACAAAGAAGCAGGTTCTCGGTATTACTGCATACACAGGCGGTATTCGTTTACAGCAGTCACAGGTAACTGAATATCTGCGCGGCTACGGAATCGAGATTGAGGTATACGATAAGTTATACGTTGATCCGGCTGACGGTCAGACAAAATACTTTATTCCAACCGGAATTGTATCTTGTCAGTGCGCAGGAGTTTATCTTGGTGACTATGTATTCGGAAAGACACCGGAAGAAAGAAGCGGAAGTTTAACAGATGGAAACCTTTCTATCGTAGAAACCGGAATTGCGGTTTACACATATGCTACAAACCATCCAATCAATACTCACTGCGTAGTATCCATGATCGGACTTCCAACATTTGAGGGAATGGACAGCGTTGTTGTAATGAAAGTTATGTAGGAGGTGATCCAGCGTGGTAGCAACACACACAATTAAATGTGGTGGAAAATGGTACAAGGCAGGCGAAAAAATGCCGGAGAGTAATTCCCCGGCATCTTCCGTTGGGTATACAAAGACCGAAATCAACAGAATGAGTACCGCAGACTTGCAAAAACTTGCCGAGGAGCAGGGAATTGAAAACGCACAAGCAACAAGCGGTGCGGAACTGAAAGAAATTCTGATTGCAAAATTTAATCTGTAGGAGATCGCTTATGTCATACACGCTTGTCGAACAGGTAAAGATTCGTTTAAAACAATTTCATATAGAAGAAGTAGAGGACGAAGCGACCGGGGAGAAGTCCGATAAAGTTGTGTTTGATGAAAAAGAATGTAACCCTTTGATTGAACAGCTTTTAGAGCAGGCAAAAAAAGAGATTATCAGCAGGCGGAACTACCCGGACACATACACGAAAGACCAGATTGACAGTGATGTTAAGAACTATGAAAACATTATGGTCAATTTGGCAGTGTACGACCGGTCGCAGGCAGGAGAAGCGTACATGGCAAGTTTCTCAGAAAACGGTGTGAGCCGGACATGGAAAGACCGTGAAAGCCTTTTTGTTGGAGTGTTTCCGTTTGTAAAAGCAATGTAATTAAAGAAGATTGTGCGTGACCATATTTCCGATGCCGGTAAAATGGTTGCAGGCGGCGCACATTAAGCGGTGGTGGGCAGTGCGTCAAAAGGAGATTCAAATGAAAAGTATTTTGATTCAAACTTATCTTGTGGCACTTCCGATAGTGCTTGGATATATAGTTTGGCTTCTTAAACAGCAAAAGAAAAGTAGGGATGCAAACAGTAAAGGAACAATGCTCCTTTTGCGCGTCCAACTTATTGAATACCATGCAAAGTACACCAGAATCGGAGAAATACCGTCATATGCCTATCAGAACTTCTGTGAGATGTATGATGCGTACCATGCGTTAGGTGGAAATGGAATGGTTACGAAAATGAAACATGAGATTGAAGAAATTCATATAGGGAAAGGAGATAAAAGCCATGAGAAATTGGAAAGATTGGACTAAGAAAGCCGGAATCCGAGCAATCAAGACTGTTGCGCAGGCGGCAGTTGCTGGAATTGGAACGGCGGCATTTATGGGTGCGGTGGATTGGAAATATGTTCTTTCTGCATCAGTCCTTGCCGGAGTGTTATCACTTCTGACAAGTGTTGCCGGAATCCCGGAGGAAAACACCAATGCTTGACATTAACAAGCAGAAAATGAAATATTCGCAATCCGGTCAGAGGGTATTTATCCCACAAACTGACGAAAATGGAGATATTGTCTATGAAGGGTACAAGGATTCCGATGGGAACTTTGTACCTTATTTAGATTCCGAAGGCAACAAGATCCCAAAAGGCGAGGAAGTTGAAGGGTTTTCAGAACCTACGACATTCCAAGCAAATATCAGCAATAAGTTGTCAGAAGCCCTTGTGAAAGAATTTGGAATTGATGATAGTACATCATACTGTCAGCTTGTCACGGATAAAGGATATTTGCCGCTGAAAGCCGGTGATGTGGTGTGGAAACGTTCGGAAGTCAAACGCACTGATGATGGACTTGTGGATTCAGAAACCGCAGATTACATCGTAAAAGGCGTTGCTGATGAAGGACTGACCACGGATTTATTTCTTCTTCGGAAGAATATTAAGTAGGTGATTGTATGGCAAAGAAAACTATTTCAATGACATTATCCTCTAAATCCATACAAGCCGCTATAAAGAAATTAGAACAGTACCGCGATAGTTTACAGGCTAAATGCGATTTACTTGTTTCTAGGCTTGCACAGATAGGTCAGACGGTGGCAATACGACACATATCGGAATCTCCAATAGGGAACACGATAACGGTAAGGGTTGATAAATCACCACAGCTAATGACCTCGAACGCAATTCTGATTGCAACCGGAAAAACGGTAACGTCAGAAGATAGAGAACCGTTCTATACTTTGTTGGCGGTAGAGTTTGGGTCTGGAATTTTTTACAATTCCGAAGAGAACCCAAAAGCACCGGAACTTGGATTCGGTGTCGGTACGTATCCGGGGCAAATACACGCTTTTGAAGATGGTTGGTACTATTGGGACGATAAGACCGAAACATGGCGTTATACCCACGGTATCAAAGCCACAATGCCTATGTACAATGCGGAACAACAGATTATTCAACAGTATGTAAAGATTGCAAGGGAGGTATTCGGTGGAAAATGAGTTAAACAGTTGGGCACTTGATTTTGAAGATACCTTATGTTCCCTTTTGAAATCATACATGGAAAGCAAGGTAAGAGGAATTAAGGTGACGCAAGATGAAGAATCGGGCGGTACCGCAACATTCCCGACACTTTTAGTCAGACAAATCGGTGGTACAGAAGCCGGACGAACGAATGAAGCAAAGACAATCAACGCAATTCGCCCAACATTTCAGATTACAATTACAAACAAAGGTTCGAGAAAAGCAACTAAGGACATCGCAGCATATGCGGTGTCTTTTTTTAAACAACAAATGTTTGAGGTATCAAATGTAATCTCAACAATTTCCAAGCAAGTGCGAACGGTTACATTCCGCGCAACTCGCGTAATTGGAAACGTTGAGCATTTAGATCAGCTATAAGCAGAAAGGAAGTAGAAAATATGGCATCAACAAGCTATAGAACACGTGTCATTGTAAAAGAGCACACGGAAAAACAGGCTGACTTTGCAGGAACATATAATCTTTTGGTTGCGGCTAAGTCAGTTCCAAGCCCTGCATCACCACCAAACACGGTTGAGTCAACCACAATGGAAGATGATCAGCAGACTTTTGAAAAAGGAATTAAGACTTCTGATTCAAGAGAAATCACAGGAAACCTTGAAAAAGAATATCTTTCAAAAGTGGATGGATATGGAGATAAAAAACTTGATATTATCCATCTGTATGGAACGGACGGTATTGGCAGTGTAGCGAAGTACGCATATGTAGGAACTGCAACAGCCACACCTAACGATGTAGGTGGAAACGATGAAATCCTTGAAATGACGGTAACAGTTATTCCAAGTACAGCATCGGAACTTGTTACAGATAAGCTGACTGTCGTTGATAACAACGATGGAACATTCACTGTAACAGTGGTGGGGTAAAAAGCCTATCGGACGAGCAATCGACCGCACCGGTAGGCGAGGATGAACGGTCGATAGCAGAACTTGAAGCAATAAGATAAGCAACAATGGGGGCGGTGGCAACACTGCCCCCTTGCCAATATAGGGCAGAAAGGCAAGGTAAAACATGAAAGTAAAGTTAGGAAATAGCGAATATTCAATCAAATTTGGTTTTAAGCCAACATTAAAGTCACATCTTATCAAAGATGTATCAGAGTCGGTAAGTGAGCAGGACGGAAGCTTAGAGTCTGTAGAGAAACTGTTACTTGAAACACTTCCTAAGATGCTTCTTGTAGGACTGCAAGTAAGCCATAAGGACGAGTTTGGATATGACTACGAAACAGAGGAAGGATATGACGAGCAGTTCCAGAAGGTGCTTGATATGCTTTCTGAAAAGATTGACAATGGCGAAATCAACTGCCTTGAATTGTTTAATGAGTTAGAGTCCGAGTTGGAGTCAAACAGTTTTTTAGCGCAAATGATGGAGACGGAGAAAAAGAATCGAACACCGGCGAAGAAAACTCCATCCAAAACAACAACCAAGAATTAACATGGGAATATTACGTTGCGGAAATCCGTCCGTTTTACCTTGTGGTAACGAAAGGCTACGGATTCTCCGTTGATGATATAGATATGATGAACCCAGAGTTGCTTAAGCCTTATGTGGATGCATATAAGGCAGAATGGAAGCAACGCGACATGGAAATGTATATGTGGTTTGGCAGATACGCAACGTCAGCACTCGTGACCGCAATAGACGCGACATTCGGTAATGGTAAAGGCAAGTTTGTCAAAGAGACTTGCTATGATTCCATCGAAAAGCATAATACGGACGATCCGGATGCAGAGATACGAGAAATGCTTAAGGCAGAAGAAGCATGGGCGGCTAAATCAAGGGAATCACATTTACCAAAGCCAAAGATAGTTTAAGAAAAGAGGTATTGCTATGGCAGTAATTATCGGAAGTGCGCGGCATGATGAACACGGAAATTGCTATTCTGGTGGGAAAGCCGGAGACCAGACCGGACAGGAAGTGTCTACGCAGAAGTTTTATAACCATTCTAAGGGATGGAATGTGCTAAGAGCGAAGGACGATAGGGTTGCGGAGAAGTTAGCCGAAGCTATGAAGATTGCATCTGATAACAAAAATATCGGCTATGACCAATCGGAACGCTACGGAGTCATTAAGCATGGAATCAACACAAAAGTCAAGACGGAATGCGATTGCTCTTCTCTTGTACGTGCTTGTATTATCTATGCATCCGGTAAGGATGTGGGAGATTTTAATACATCAAATGAACGACCGGTAATTTTGAAATCCGGTTTGTTTGATGATATGGGTTCTTATCATGCCGGGTTTATTCTTCGCAACGGAGATATTCTTGTGACACGTATAAAAGGGCACACAGTTATTGTTGTAGGCGGCGCGAAGAAAAGCAAAGCCAAGTATTATCCGAAGTATAAGGGAAACTCAAACTCAATCGTTGAAGCGTTAAAAGCGGTTGGGGAAGATGATGTATCGAAAGAACATCGTGCGGAAATCGCAAAAAAGAACGGATTTTCCAATTTTAAGTTTACATCAGAGGAAAATTCAAAAATGCTTTCTCTTCTGAAAAAGGGAAAACTGAAAAAGTAATTCAAGGGCGGTAGGGGTCAAATCCTGCCGCCTTTTTCTAAAACTAAATAAAGGAGGTGGAACTGTTGGAATTAGAAACCTTAGAGGTCAAGATTCAAGCACAGGCAAGACAGGCTAATGGCCAAATTGATGCGCTGATAACAAGGCTAGGGAAACTATCTTCATCCTTGCAAAGCATAGATTCTAGCGGAATTAACCGGTTATCAACCGGAGTAAACCGATTGTCAAACTCAATGAGTGCCATGCGGAGTGTTGATTCAAGGTCATTCTCGACTCTTGCAAGAAACATTAAAACGCTTAGCAGCATTGACACAGGAAAGATAAATGCGGCAGCCGGAGCAATGCGACAGATTTCAAAGTCTGTAAGCTCATTTTCCGGTATGTCGAAATCGGTGCAAGGTTTGTCGGAATTAGCTGGAGGAATCAAACAGCTTGGTTATACAAGCTCTACAAAAGCTATCGAGAACATACCGAAACTTGCGGTTGCAATGCGACAGCTCATGTCGGAATTGTCAAAAGCACCTATGGTAAGTCAAAATCTTATCAACATGACAAATGCGCTTGCAAAGTTAGCAAGAACAGGTGGAGCGGCAGGAACTGCGGCAAGAAGCATCACAAGCTCATTTAGCGGATTTAGTTCAAGTGCTTCTGCAGTTACCAAGAAGTCGTTCTCCCTTGCGTCTGCAATCGGAAAAGTGTATGCAACGTATTGGACTCTATTCCGAGGATTTAGGCTACTTGGAGATGCTATTGATATATCATCCTCACTGACAGAGGTTGAGAACGTTGTAAGGCAGACATTCGGGCAGTATGAAAGCCTAATTAACAATTTCGCAAAAACATCCATTGAAAAATTTGGTATGTCTGAATTGTCCGCGAAACAGTTTGCAAGCCGTTTCCAAGCAATGGGAACTGCCCTTGATATTCCACAGGGGAAAATGGCAGATATGTCTATCCGGTTGACAGAATTAGCCGGAGATATGGCTTCATTCTACGATGTGAGTCAAGAAGATATTGCCAAGAGTCTGCAATCTGTATTTTCCGGTACTACGGCACCTATGCGGCGTTATGGTATCGACTTGACACAGGCAACATTAAAGGAATGGGCATTAAAACAAGGACTTGATGCGAACATTTCCTCAATGACGCAGGCTCAAAAAGCCATGTTGCGTTATCAGTATGTGCTTGCGCATACAACCAATATAACCGAGGACTTTAAGAGGACGCAAGATAGTTGGCATAACCAGATAACCATGCTTAAAGAGAATTTCAAAGCACTTGGAGCGGTTGTTGGTGGTGGTTTAATCAATGCATTTAAGCCGTTTATCAAGGTACTTAATGCGGTTCTGCAAAAGGTGATTTCTTTTGCGGAAATGGTAACAAATGCTTTAGGTTCAATCTTCGGATGGAAGTATGAAGCAAGCAAAGGGGCAGGAATCAGCGGTCTTGCTGATGATATTGGAAGCGCATCTGACGGCATGGACGATTTAAGTAATGCCGCAGGAAACGCAGGGAAAAACACGGGTGGTATCGCAAAAAATGCCAAGAAAGCAAAAAAGGAAATCCAACAGGCAACTCGTGCATTTGATGAATTAAAGGTTATTTCAAAACAGAGTAAAGACAAGGGTTCCGGTTCGGGGAATAAAGGTTCTGGTTCTGGATCTGGTTCAGGTGCTGGTGGCGGCACCGGTGCTGATGGTGGTTTAGTTCAGACCGACACCATCTTTAAGAAATTCAAAAGCAACATCAAAGACCTTGAACAGTTGGGAGAGTCTATTTCCGGTGCGTTAATTAACGCAATGAAAAAAATTAAATGGGAAAAAGTGTATGCAAAAGCTGAAGGTTTTGGAAGAGGATTAGCCAAATTCCTTAATGGACTATTTAAAGGACAAAAAGGTACAACGCTTTTCGGAGAAACCGGAAGGCTGATAGCTAATTCATTAAATACAGTTCTTCACGGATTGGATTCATTTGGCACGACGTTTGATTGGAAACAATTTGGAAATTCAATCGCAGACGGAATCAACAAGTTTTTCCAAAACTTTGACTTTGCATTATTGGCTAAAACGCTTAATTCGTGGGCGCAAGGGGCGTTTGATGCAGTTACGACAGCATTAAGTAAAATTTCATGGAAGGATGTTTGGAAAGGCGTCAAGGAGTTTTTAAGCAACTTAGATGTAAAGACGGTTGCAATTATTGTCGGTGCGCTGACAATCAAAAAAATCCTTGGATTGCATCTTGCAAAAACCGCACTTGATATAATCGGAACTTCCATTTCAAAAGCAATAGCGTCTTCTATTGCATCTAAATTAGGTGTTGGAATTGCGGCAAACCAAGGAATTGGCGTAGCTTTGTCTACCGCATTATCCGGAAAAATAACGACGGCATTTGCGACGGTTGGAACAACCATTTCAGCAGGATTTAAGGCTTTGTTTGGAAGTAAAGCGGCAGAAGGTGCGCTTGCATTTATAAGCCCTGTTGCAAAAGCAATAACCGGAATAGGCTCAGTTGCGATTGGCGCATTTACTGCAATATCAAACTTTGTGACCATGTTAAAGAACGGATTCAGTTGGCTTAATGAAGCACTTATGCTTGTCGGAGTTACGATTACGGCAGTCGGGGCGGTTATTTTAGGGGTAGCGGCAGCACCGGCAGCGATTATCGCAGGAATAGTAGCTGCTGTTGCAACGGCAACTGTAGTAGTCAAGGATCATTGGAAAGAAATAAAAGGAATTTTCTCAAAAGCCGGAGATTGGTTTAATACTAATGTGATTAAGCCAATAAGCGGATTTTTTGAGGGATTATGGAAATCCGTTTCCGGTTTTTTCTCTTCTTTATGGAAAGATATATCCGGTGTATGGAAAACAGTTTCTGGATGGTTCAATACTAATGTTATAACTCCTATTGTTTCATTTTTCCAAGGATTTTCGAAAAGAGTTGGTCAAATCTTTGAAGGATTGTGGATTATTGTCAAGGCGGTATGGATTGTTGTTTCTGATTGGTTTAAATCAAAGGTAATAGAGCCAATAAAGAAGAACTTTGAATTATTGAAATCGGCAGTATCAACCGCATTCAAGGCTCTATGGACAACTGTGAAATCGGTATGGGCGGTGGTTTCCGGTTGGTTTAAGGAGCATGTTACAACACCTATTAAGAATGCTTTTAGCTCAGCAAAAGAATCTATTCAGAAAGCATTTAGCGCGGCAAAGACAGCGGTAACCGGTGCGTGGAATAGTGTTTCTAGTTGGTTTAAAGAACATGTAACCACCCCGATAAAAAATGCTTTCTCGAAGATGAAAGAAAGTGTAACTGAAATATTCAGCAAATTATGGAATAGCGTGAAAAGTGGTGTTGCCGGGGCAATGAACACCGTAATTTCAAGAATTGAAACAGCAATAAATTCATTGATCGGTGGAGTGAATACCGTTTTGAAAGGGTTTAACAGTGTTGTTTCTGCGGCGGCTAAAGTAGCGAAGGTAAAGTGGAGCGGAGTCGATCTTGTGCCGAAAGTGAGCCTACCTAAAGTAAAGGCATATGCAACAGGCGGTTTTATGGATAAATATAGCATAGCAACAGTTGGAGAAAATGGGCTTCCGGAAATTATGGGAACAGTCGGAGGTAAGCCAGCGGTCGCAGGAAGCCAAGAAATTACCGGAATCAAAGATGCCATCAATTCAACATCTGCGCAAGAGGTTTCCTTATTGCGACAGCAAAATCAGTTATTACAAGCTATTTTACAGAAAAATTTCGGAATTACTACAAGCGACATAGGAAAAGCTGCAAGGGATTATGGTAGAGAACATTACAATCGAACCGGAGATAATGTATATGTTTTTTAGTGACTTCTATAATTGAACGTGATATAATTCTAAATAAATCATATCACAAGAAAGGAGTCATTATGAGAAGCACAAAAAAAATATTAGTAGCTATGGGGTTGGCGTTTGCCGTTTTGATTTCGGCTATGCCAATCCAAAATGCAGATGGGAAACAGATTGTTGCGCAGGCGGCAACTATCAAATTAAACAAGAAAGCAATTTCGCTTGATGTTGGGGAAACACAGAAATTGAAAGTTGCCGGAACAAAAGCAAGAGTTAAATGGAGTTCAACCGAACCAAGCATTGCAAAGGTAGGTAAAAGCGGAATTGTTACAGCAGTATCATCCGGAACGGCAACGATCAAAGCTAAAGTCGGAAAGAAAGTGATTTCTTGCAAAGTAACCGTGAAAGAGAAAATCAACAGACTTGCATACGAAGATTCGAGCATTAGGGTTTACTTTACAGGGCTAAAAAAGGGAACATATCCGGACGAACTTATAGCTTGTTTGACAATCGAAAATATTACAGACAATAATATTACGGTTAATTCTGACACATCATCAGTAAATGATGTTATGGCAGAAGGGACGTTATATCAAGACCTATCTCCACATAAAAAAGCTTATGTAACGTGGTGGACAATGGATGATAACATTGTGAGTTTGCCAATAAAGAATATTGACAACATACAACTATCCCTAGTTGTCTGGAATGAGGACTCGGAAGATTCCGACTACTACATGACAGATTCTTTTGGGTTACTAAAATGAGTTAAAGGATTTTTGGGAGGAATTCGATTATGAAACAAAGTGGATGGGGAATCGCATCTTTAGTGTGCGGAATAGCAGGCGTTTTGTTAGCGTGTGTTGCGATAGGCGCAGTTCCGGCAATAATTGGTCTTGTATGTGCAATAATTGCACTTACGCAAAAAGGGAAAGGGCATGGAACTGCAATTGCAGGTCTAATCTGTTCAATAATTGCAATAATTATTTTCGTTTTCGCATCGCTTATATTTGATGGAGATGATTCAGATAAGCCTAAAAAGGTCGAAAACAGCCAAGAGACAGAGTCTGTGGATAATGCAACAGAAGCGAGCGAGGAAGTTTTTAAGGTAGGCGATGTTGTAGAAACAGAAGATTTGCGCATAACATTTTTAAAAGCTGAACCGTTTAAAAATGAATATGACGAAGCATCAAAAGGGAATGAGTATTACAAATTTGAGTTTGAATTTGAAAATATATCTGATTCCGACCAATATATTTCTTCGGCTGACTTTAATTGTTATGCGGATGGATATGATTCAGAAATGGCATATGCTGATGAAGGAAAAGCTCTTGACGCAACATTGTCTCCTGGAAAGAAAACAAAAGGAATTGTTTGTTTTGAAGTCCCGAAAAACTTTAAAGATATTTCACTCGAATATGAAACAAACTATTGGAGCGAATCAAAGGTGTGCTTTGAAGTTAAAAAGTAAATTACACTTAAGCCGTGGAAACACGGCTTATTTTAATTCAAAAGCTGATTGACACAAAATCAAAAATAGTCTATCCTTATTACTAAGGAAACAACCTTATCCGTGAAGATGCGGATTACTTAATCGAACGCCATACTGCACGAAAGAGGAAACCAATGTGATTTCACAAGCGGTTTCCTCTTTTTTATTCAAATAAAAATGTATGGAGGTAGACACGAATGAAAAAATCACAACTTATGCTTAAGATTCAAAACAGCATTGAGGTATTTGAGAATCCAATATTCGGGCAGATCAGAATGGTCATGGTCGATGATGAACCGATGTTTTGCCTTATTGATGTTTGCAGGGCATTGGAAATTAAAAATGCTACAGATGTAGCAAAAAGGCTTGATGAAGATGAACTGACTAGATTAAATCTAGGCGGTCGTGCAGGAGAATCAAATTTCATTACAGAGAGCGGCTTATATGCGGTTATCGTTCGGAGCGATAAACCGAACGCAAAGAAGTTTCGCAAGTGGGTTACATCAGATGTTCTCCCTACAATCCGTAAAACAGGTGGGTATGTCAATAATGATGAATTATTTATTTCCACTTACCTGCCATATGCAGATGAAAACACTAAGCTGATATTTTCCCAGACATTAAAAACTGTTAGAGAGCAGAACGAAACCATTAAAAGGCAGAAGAAAGAAATCATCCATAAGGAAGATGTTATTATCGGACTCGTTGATGATATTGACTTGGCAACCAAGAGACAGCGGATAACACAGATTGTCCGTTTCGGTGCCGATGGAAAGTATCAAGAACGCTATTCGTTGCTTTATGGAGAGTTTGAAAGGAAATATCACTGCAACCTTAAATCAAGGATGGAAGGTTGCACACTCAAACCAAAAGTAAGAAACAAGATGGATTATATCGACAGGGAAATGGGAATGATTCCGCAGTTGTACGAAATCGCTTGCAAACTTTTTGAAAACGATGTAGAAAAGCTGAAATCTGAATGGGAATCAGTAGTAGCTTAAAATTTAATCAAATGGATAGCATCTACCAACACGGTAGGTGCTATTTTTATACCCATTTTTAGGAGGTAAACGATGGGATATGGCGGATATTTAGTAAAGTTTGGCAATTATACCATACCGAACAATTTAATAAAGCAGGACACGTTTAGTTCCTATGTAAACATGCAGGACAAAGACCCTTGGACTGACGAAAACGGATATGAGCATCGTGATGCCGTGGAACTAAAAGCCTTAAAGGTTGAGTTTGAAACCAAAGCCATGCTGACCGAAAAGCAATTTGATGATTTTTGGAAGAACATTGAAAAGAACTATACTAAGGCAAAGGAGCGCGGCGGATATATCACGGCGTACGTGCCGGAGAAACGCGGATATGTGACACAGTACGGATATATTGCTGACATTCAGCCTACGTTCTATTCTGTGGCACATGGGAAGATAAAATATGACGCAATCAAATTTTCGTTTGTAGGTGGTGTATATGATAAATAGCAGTTTGAAAGAAAAGTATTGGGATTCCGCGACAGATAAACAAATGGTCATATCTGTTGTTGGAACGAATCAGAAAATAGACAATTCGATGCTTGAAATCGGTACGTTTTCGCTTGAAGAAAGTCTTTGTTCGGAGTCTGAATTAAAGTTTGGAGCGTGCGAAGCGAATTGCGTAAAATTCACAGCACGAAACACCGCAGGAAACATTATTGGAAAGACAATCTCTATTGAAGAAACGATTGACGGAGATAGCCAAAATCCGATGCCATACGGAGTTTTTAAAGTTGCATCCGATGTTCCTACGGCTGACCGGACAAAACGGCAGATTACGGCATATGACGCTATGTATGATATTATCAATACGGATGTAAAGTCTTGGTATGCAGGACTTAGCTTTCCAATAACACTTAAACAGTTCCGCGATAGCTTCTTTGCACATCTTGGAATTGCGCAAGTTGAAACAAGCCTTGTCAATGATTCCATGACGGTAAATAAGACGATTGTAGCCACACAGACGGACGATTCAAGCGCGGTCACAGAAGAAACCGCTATCAGCGGAAAAACCGTTGTAACGGCAATATGCGAGATCAATGGATGCTTTGGAAATATCAACCGAGAGGGCAAGTTTGAATATGTATTTCTGAAAGCAATTACAAGTGCACTTTATCCGGCAGAAGATTTATTCCCGTCTGACAATTTATTTCCGTCTGATGCAAACACAGAGTCCATGACCGGACACTACATCACGTTTGATTATGAGGACTTCCAAAGTAGGGCAATCACACAGCTTGAAATTAAGTCAAGCGAAGATAATGCCGGTGCTATTGTTGGAACTGCCGGGAACAACTATTCGATTACAGGAAACTTTCTTGTATCAGACAAGACCGGAGCGGAGCTGGAGCAGATCGCAAATAACCTATTGCCGATTATGAAACAGGCGGTATACACACCGATTAAAAGTTGCACTTGTGTCGGCAATCCATGTCTGACACTTGGAGAACCCATCCGGTTCAACACCACGAGAGAAATCGTTGAAACGTATCTTTTGCAACGCACCCTAACCGGAGTGCAAAGCAAGAGAGATTCAATCTCTGCGCAGGGCACGCAGACACACTCTGTAAAGGTTAATTCTATCAGGGACACGATTGAAAGCGTGCAAAGACGTACCGGAAAGTTAGAGAGGAACGCAGACCATCTTCAATCCACATACGAGGATTTAGAGGAACAGACAAATACCAAGTTTGAGCAGACCGCAAAAAGCATTGTCGCAGAAGTCAATCGTGCACAAAAAGCGGAAGGGCAATTAGACGCATCATTGGAATTGAAGTTAGGCAGAGATGAGAACGACCAAGTTATTTCGATGATTAATGCCAGCGCAGACCAAATTGTGCTACGAGGAAACAGATTGATTGTAGAATGTAACAACTTTGAACTGGACGGTAGCGGACGAGTACATATAATAGAATCTCTGCTTTTTGACAGTGGTGAGGTATCTGGGGTAGAAATATTAGGGCATGACGGAAGAAATAATGCGCTATTGCAGAATGTTAAGTTGGACTTATTATCTGTTACTGATGCAAACGGGGAAAACTTGGCGACAGAAAGTTATGTTGACAATTCGCTGAGCGACTACGCAACCAAAAGCGAATTGCCAAGTGGGTATTTTACAGACGTAGACTATACACTTAATGATAGCTCTACAACCAAGTATTCGCCTAGACACTTTAATAAAATGTCTGATTTTGGTTCAAGGGAAAGTACCTTGGATATCGAGGGTCTTTTGATTTCTATTCCGAGTTCCGATAAAAGGCTGAAAAATAATATACAATCATTAAGGGATATTAAAAGCGTTTATATGGCAATGCGCCCAGTTGAGTATACATGGAAATCCGGATATATCACGCAACACACAGGCTTACAGTTTGGTTTAATTGCGCAGGATTTAGAGAAGATTTTGCAGGATGCCGGATTGTCCGATAGTGGACTTGTACTAAAAGAAGATGCCGAAGAGGATGAAAAAGCAATTCACGGAGATTCAAAGACATGGAAAATTGATAAGGAAAATCTCCATGCAATGCACATACAGATGATCCAGATGCAGCAGAAAGAAATCGAACTTTTGCAGCAGAAAAACGAAGATCTGGAACGCAGATTATCAGCGTTAGAAAGGAGCGTGAGCCATGCAGAAAATATATAGTCGTATCAACTGGGAGAATTTTCCAAGTGAAAAAACAGCGGTAAATGAATCCAATCTTAATAAGATGGACTTGGCGATTGACAATCTGGATGATCGTGTGGTTGCTATGGATGCGTCTAAGGTTGATTTGGCAAAGGCAAATAATCTTGTAGAAGAAATTACTTACGAGGAAGCAACCGGTATATTGACCATTGCTAAAATGAATGGCTCTAAAGCTGTAATTGATACTAAACTTGAAAAGTTGGCTGTGAATTTTAGCTATAACCCGCAGACACAGCAATTAGTAATAACGCTGGACGATGGCACAACGCAGAATGTTGATTTGTCCGCTCTGATCACGCAGTATGAATTTATAGATAGCAATACCATTGCATTTGAAATTAGCAGTGACGGTAAGGTGTCCGCAATCGTGAAAGAGGGAAGTATCCAAGAAAAGCATCTGCGTCCGGATTACCTTGCTGACATTAAGGTGGAATCTGCCAAGGCGGTAGCATCCGCCAAAAGCGCAGGGGAGTCCGAAACCAATGCGGCAAAATCCGCCACAGATGCCAAGGATAGCGCAGACCGGGTACAGGGAATCGAAGACGAGATTAACAAGAAACTCACAATGACAGAATTTGATGTGAATGAGGATGGGGAGTTGATTTACACGGACAATGCGGCATATAACTTTGTTGTTGACAATGACGGAAATTTAAACTGGGAGGTGGCTTAAATGGCTATAGCAGGAAGAGTGGCGATAGTGCCAAAGGGCGATTGGAGCGCAGATGTTACATATAAGAGATTGGATGCAGTGACTTATAACAATACGCTTTATTTCGCAAAAAAGGAAGTGCCGGCAGGAACGGTAACAAGCAATACGGAATATTGGTCTAAGTCTGTTGTAGGTGGTGCTGGTGCTATTGCAACAACAAAGGATGCCGGAGTTGTAAAACCGGACGGAAAAAGCATGAGCGTAGATGAAAGTGGAACGCTTAGTATTAACTTGGATGGCACCACAATTACATTGGACGAAGCGAAAAACGTCATAAAGTTGGCAGATGCATTAAAGGATAAAATCGGAAGTGCGCTGCAACCAGAAAGTATCGTAAATAACCAGGTAACAACAGTGGAAGGCTTCGCACTGGACGCACGACAGGCAAACCCTAATTTGGACGGCACGTTGGCAAAACAGGTGGCTGAATTAAACGGCAGTTTAAATAATAACCGCAATATTATATGGTCTAGTCCAAACACATTAACTCTATCTGTCGTGAATAGCTGGGCGGCAAGTGATAACTTTATAACACTGCAACCCGGGAAATATATATTAGGGTTTAAAGCTCATACAACTTGCAAAAGTGATATCTATATAGATGCTTCTATAGACACAAAAGAATATTCATTTATCTATTATGAAAAAAATGTCAATATTCCTGTTAGTAAAATAACAACGGGTGAAACAGGTGTGGTAAGATCTGTAACTAATGCTTTTGTAGCAACGATTGACACGCCTATTGAACTTCATTTCTCATGCTATGCAAGTAGTATAATAACCATTGAATACGAGCTTTGGGCGCTTAGGCTTATTTAAAATTTAAATCGAAGCAAACGCAATACATGAAAACCGTAAAATTTGTTTTTTGTTTTCTGGAATATAGGATCGAATTGCAAAGTCAATCCTACCATCTGCATAAAAAATACCTGTATAACACATTCCATCTTCATCTACTGCAGTAAAAGCTGTGTTAAAAAATGGCACTACAGGGCTTTTTAATGCAGTATAAGAAGCATAGTTTTTTACATTTGTAAAATCTGCATCAATTTCGCCAGTTAATAATATCCACCTTTTTTGTATCAGGACACATCCACATCGGTTTGCTGTTGCAAAATTAGAGTCAACGATAGAAAGTATTTTCATTTCGTATGTTTTTAAACTGCCGTTTAAGAAAATATATCGAACAAATATTCGAACGTAACTTATAAACCATTTTTATAGAAAGGAATAAAAAATTATGGACAAAATTATCCTTAAAAACAAAACAGAGTTCGAAATTGCCGATGGGGCAAGCCTTGGAAACATCCAGATCAAAGCCGAGAACTTCGAAGCCATTAAAACGATTACGGATGCATTTACTGCGGACAACCTTGCAAAAGTGACATTCACCCACAACGGGGAAGTGTCCGGGGAATACACAGACATTAAATCCGATGGGTTTACATATGTTCCGAACATGGGCGAGGATGGCACGGAAGATGGTACCTACACCGTAACGGTCAGCTTGAGGACTAAGACTGAGATGGAAAAAGCAATTGATGAACTGAAAGCAGGACATGAAGTAAACGCCGGGGCAATTCAAGATCTTGCGGATATGGTAGCAGGAGGTGAAGCATAATGGTTAAATTCTATGTAAGACGTATTCTTGTAGACAAGAAAATGACGATTGATGAAGTGCCGATGCGTTGGCGCGCAAAAGTGCAAGAAGAGATTGAGAAACAGCTTTCCGCTTCTCTGCAATGACATTTCCTGTCGAAACTTGCGACCGAAAAATGTTGAAATCATGCATATTACAGTGATACTATGGACTTGTCCGAAAGGACACTTCAAGTTCTGGCATGGGTGGGGTTTGGCATGGCTCCGCCCATAATTGGGGATTGACTATGCCGAACATACGTTCTATAATGGGGTATAAGGATTGGGGGTTTTGTTATGGACTTTAAAAAGATGATAATCGAATTACTTGATAAAATCGATGATTCAAAGATTTTGCGTTATATCTACATAATAATTTCTGACATTGTAAAGGAGATTGAGAAATGAAAAATTCAAAACTTGAAATCAGGTCAATTGATGAAGATAGCATTTATTGCGAAGTTTTGATTGACGGTCATGTCGTGCATGGAGTGCGCAGTATACGATTTGAAAAGAAAGCGCAATCCATGCCGGTTGTTCACCTTGATTTTAATTGCATCAATATGTCAATAGACTCTCCGTTTGTTACAAGATTAGAAGGAAATGACGGAGAGAGCGAGATTGAGATTAAATTTAAGAATCAAGACCACGCCATATAGGGCGCATGATTGGGGGTATTGAAGTTGGGAGAAGAATACTACAAAAATGAAATCATTAAACTCATTGAAAAATGCGACAATTTGCATTGGTTAAAAACCATATATGCATACATAAGTAACTTATTAAAATAGGAAAAGAGCCAAGGGTTTGCGCATTGCCCTTGGCTCTTTTTTACTTTTTGTCTGAAATCATATCTACTAAATTTTCTAAGGCTGTCCAATCGCTTTCGCTTAATTTGCACAGTGCAGAAACAAGTCGATACTTAAAGTTTTCATCACCTAATCTTTGGATTTCTCCAAGCATTGCTGAAATCTGTTCGTCTTTTGATAACTCAACAAACATTTCTCCGTTTCCGGTGCGAAGCCAATCTTGATTGACATTAAATTTTTCACATATATCAAAAATTGTTCTTTCGGACGGTTTTTTTGTTCCTGTTTCAATTTGCGCTATAAAATTTCTCGAAAGACCAATTTTTGAGGAAAATTCTTCTTGTGTTAATCCTAATCGACTTCTTAATTCTTTGATTCTTTCATTCACTATTTATCCTCCTTTCATATATACTATATAACAAAAATGTCCCCTAGTCAACAAAAAAGTATTGACAAAATGTTTCTTGGGGACTATACTTTGTTTACAAGGTCAACAAAACCTTAAAATTAAAGGAAAGAGGTGAGAACATGAAAGAGATTAAATCAGCAAATGACATAATTGTTGTTCCGGTTTCTTATTTTAATGGAATGGAAAAGGAATTGCAGAAGATTCTAAACAAAGTGGATATTCACGATATGGATGTCATGGAACAGGTTCTTCATATGCGGAAGTGGCTGAAAACCAAAACCGTATATGAAGAAACAAAGAGATTATATCCTAATCTCCGTTTGGAAAATATTCATTTGCTTTTACCACAAGAAGAAGAGAGTTCTTGTGAGTGTACTGATAAAACAAACAGTGAATAGATTCTGCTGTTGTGTCGCATAGCGGATTGCCAAACGTTTCAGGAACATTTAGTTCCCAACAGAAATTATTTATATTTGCGAATGTTATATCGTTTTCGGCTAATATCTTTGCCATCTTTTCTCGGTCGCAGGATATTGTAGAAAAATCGCAAAACAAAAAGTATTTCAAATTGCATCGCCTCCCTTATTTGATGATAAGGGAATTATACCACAGAAAGGAGTGAAAATATGGATAATTTGGTACACATTGGAAATGCAGATATTTCCATCAAAGAGTACAAAGGCAAGCGAGTGGTCACATTTAAGGACATTGACATGGTACATGAAAGACCGGACGGAACAGCAAGAAAAATATTTAACGACAATAAGAAACACTTTATTTTAGGAGAAGATTACTTCGTCCGAAATTCGGATGAAGCCAAGGGGGAATTTGGTGTAACTGCTCCGAACGGAATGTATCTTTTTACCGAACAGGGCTATCTAATGTTGGCCAAGTCGTTCACGGATGATTTGGCATGGGAAGTACAAAAGAAATTAGTTTCTTCCTATTTTAATGTATATTTTCGGATGCGACTTGAACATTGTAGCAGAGTACGAAATCAGATATTGCGCATGAAAGGAAGTGATTGAATGAGCGAAAAAGAAAAGCGCGTTGTTGAAAAGCTTCGTGACGCCATTCCGAATATGACAGATTTTCAGAAAGGATATGTACTTGGAATGGTTGAGAGTTCCGCTTCAAAAAATAGTGAGCAGGGCGAGGGGAACGAAACACATAATGGAAAGGAGAATTGAAATGAGCGATTTTGAATTTCAGAAAGTTAATTCAAGGGTAATTCGTAGCGGTGACAACTATTTGGCAAAGGTTGACTCTGCGGAAAGTTTTTCAAGCATTTTCGTTGACGAGGAAACAACATATGGGGTTTCTGTAAGAGATGCACAGATACAGACAGGAGATTCGACTTACACACCTGCAATGGCTTTTACATATTCCATGGAAGATGGTTCTGTGCGTTTTATAGATGTTGTTGTATGTCCGTTACTCGGAACGTTTGTTTCTGACTGGTACTAAATTATAAAGTGGCAGAAAGGAGCATGAATGAAAAAAGTAATCCAATTCATCATAGGTGCGGTTGCAATGGAGTATTCCTTGGTTGCCGCTTGCTATATGGATAGTGAGGGCACAGCCGGGAATATGGCGGCTATTAAATTCGTAGTAGGGGCAGTAATTGCTGCAATCATGTATTACTGGTCGGAAGTAGACCGGAAGAGAGACGAACTTGACAAGCGAATCAAGAGAAAACGCAGAATGAGAGAGGATGCATGGTAGGCGTTGTGTATATAAGTGGCACGAGATGTTCCACGAAGGAAAAGCGTATGCTTGCTGAACTTTTGGCAGGGAAACGAAAGAAACAGAATGACAAAGAAAATTTTGAAAAGGTTCTTGACAGAGAAATGGAAAGGAGAAGCAATGGAGAACAGAATAACACTGATCGGTGATGTTGTATCAGCGCCAAGGGAAAGCCATAAAACTTCAAACGGTAAGAAATTTTATAAATTTTTCATCGGAGTTGAAAGAAGAAGCGGTGTTGCAGATATACTTCCGGTGCTGTTTGATGAAGAAATCATCGATACAGAAATCAGCGGAACGGTATACGTCAGTGGGAAGATAATTACCCGGCACGTAAAAACAGGGTCTGGAGAAGCCATTCTTATGTATGTTATGGCTGATACAATCACAAAACCAGAGGATGATAGCCCTTTGAATGAAGTAAGCCTTGACGGAATTATCGAGGAAAAGCAACTTAGAGAGACACCGCTTGGCCGTAAAATATGTGATGTGAAACTCAAAAACTTAAGAGAAAACGGAAAAGAGGATTTGATTACTTGCATCACATGGGGAAAGGGCGCAGAGTATACGGACTCGCTTGCTTTAGGCGATAGGGTAAGCACATACGGAAGATTACAGAGCCGGAGATACAAGAAAACGTGTAAAGATGGTCGTGTTGTGGAAAAAGTTACATATGAGTTATCAATAAAAGGAATCGTGGGGGTGTAACATGGGAAAGAAAAAATATGTTTATGTTCCAAAAGACGAGTATGAAGAACTGATTGAGTGCAAGTTGCACATAAATATGTTACACAGATACATTACAAAAGAACATGAGGATAGTATCAAATTGCACGGATGCAAACAGGGCACAGCATGTATGCTGACAATCGAAACTTTGAGCGGATATATGGAGAACGAAAAGCATTTCGATAGGCTGAAAAGAGAATTTAAAGAAAGGGTGAGACAAAAATGCGAATGATTTTAAAATCGTTACATGGGGAGAACTTCAAGGGCATTAAGAGCATTGACATTAAATTTGGGGAGAAAAAGACAAAGATTAGCGGACAGAATGCGTCCGGAAAGACCACGATTTTTGACATATTTTCATGGTTGCTTTTTAACAAGAACAGTGCCGGAGAGGAAAAATTCAATGTTCGTCCATTAGATAAGGACGGAAAGCGCATAGATAACGTGGAAATCAAGGTTGTAGCAGTTTTGGACGTAGATGGTAAGGAAGTAGAGCTTTCCAAGGTTCAGAAGCAGAATTGGGTTAAGAAGCGCGGTACCGACACCGTTACTTTGCAAGGAAATATCAATTCATTTGAGATTGACGGTTATCCGAAGAGTGAAGCTGAATTTAAGTCTTATATTTCCGGTTTGGCGCAGAGCGAGGAAATGTTTAAGATGCTGACAAATCCGCAGTATTTTTCTTCTCTGAAATGGAAAGAACAGAGAGACATTCTTATGAAACTTATTGCCGATTTTTCTGATGTGGAGCTGGCAAAGTCAGATGCCAAGTATGCACCGCTGATTGGAGAATTGGAGAAAGCACCGTCAACGGATGATATTCGTGCCAAGTTTTCCAAGGCATTATCTGAATGGAAGAAGAAGCAGGCTGAAATTCCGGTGCGCATTGATGAAGCCGAGAAATCCAAGGTTGATGTAGATGTGGCAGAGCAGGAGTTATTAAAAGCCGATTTAGAGAGAAAGATTGAAGCACTTGAAGATTTAATTGGGAAATCTGATGTGCGGATTGATGAAATGCGCAACGAAGAAATGCATTGTCAGTTTGAAATGTCAGCTATTGCGCAGACCATGAATAATGAACTTTCAAGCAAGAAGCGTGAGATTGAAAAACATAAATACGAACATGAGGAAAAGTTGGAAGATATTCGATTTTCTATCGAAAATGCGCAGAACTCTGTTGATAGCAATAAAAGAACAATTTCTGAACAGACTCTTAAGAAAGCTGACCTTGCGAAAAAGTACAAAGAAGAAAAGGAAAAGAAATTTGATGATTCCAAGTGGGTATTTGACGAATCCACAACGGTTTGTTCGTTATGCGGACAAAGATTGCCGGAAGATAAAATAGAGTCTTTAAGAGCCGATTTTTCGCAGAGAAAGGCAGATGCAATCGAGATATTTAATGAAGAACACGCGAAAACACTTGCCATGATTGTTGATGATGGAAATGCGTGTGCTGAAATGATCAAGAATCTGACCAAGAATAGCAAGGAATTAGAAAACACAATTAACACCTTGAAACTGAACGAAGCGGAAGAAATTGACATTATCAAGGGATTTGATGAACAGATTTCTAAGATTCCGGATTACGCTGATTATATGCAGAACGCGGAATATGTCAAGTTAAAGGCTAAACGGGATGAATTGCGTGCTGGTATTGCGGAGTTAGAATCCAAGGGTACAGATAAGGTGGCTGATTACGCAAAAGCTGATAAAGCAAAATTAAAGAGCCAGCTTGATGAAGTAAATAAGATTATCGCACAGGCGGCTAACAATGTGGCGATTGATGATCGTATCGAAACGCTTCGTGACGAGCAGAAAGAAATCGGGCAGAAAGTTGCCGACCAGGAACAGATGCTTTACCTCTTGGAAGAGTTCATTCGTTTCAAACTGGATAAGGTTTCTGAATCTATCAATAGCCATTTCAAGACAGTAAATTTCAAACTCTTTGAAATGCAGTTAAATGGCGGCATGAAAGATTGCTGTGAGTGTACTGTAAATGGCGTTCCGTACTCGACTTTGAACAGTGGTCACAGAATCGTAGCCGGACTCGATATTATCCGCTCATTGAGCGAGTTATACGGCGTGAGCGTGCCTATTTTTGTTGATAATGCGGAATCGCTGAATGAGTTTAATATGCCGGATATGGATACACAGTTAATTCTTCTGACAGTATCAGAGGACAAGCAGTTGAAAGTGGAGGGTGTGTAGAATGTCAAGAGTAGGGACAAGCAACAACATCACACAGCCGGATGCACGGTGTATGTCGTGCAAGCGTTGGAAGAGTGCAAGTAAAGGGTTCTGGGGAAGAGACGGACATTGTTCTCTTCCGTATTGCGAAAAAGACGCGAGAAATAAAGGAAAGAGAGGTCGTGTACATGGATGATATTGAAAAGTTGAAGGCTGAAAACTCGGATTTGCGAACAAGGGTAAATGACCTTGAGCGTAATGAATATAGCCATATAGAAAAACTTAGAAAAGTCTCAGAAACAAACGAAAGACTTTTGCGTATTCTTGAAAATTTGTCAAATGGATATGTGAAAAAGGAGAGGTAATTATGCAGTATATCAAAGCAAAATACCCAAACAGCACACGCAGTTACATCTTTAAGACCGAGGATTCCGTAAAAGCTGGTGACACGGTTGTAAATGCCAAGGGCGCAAAGCTGACCGTTACGGATGAAACCGTGGATATGAAGTGGGTGGATACCTACGGTGCTGATAAGATGGCAGTTGTGAAAAAGTATGAAGAAAGCGAGGGATGTGCATGAAACTGATCAGCAATGCAAAGTTTGGAGAACCGGTGGAAAGTGGAACGATTTTCAGAACTCAAGGCCACGGAATCGACATTTGCATACATAAAATTTGCGGTTGCGGAGATACGTGGTATCTTAATTGCAACGAATTGGGAATTGATAATCTACAGCTCAAAAGCGAAAATCTTTTCCGGTGTGTGGATGAAGCAAAGGAAATTCTCAAGCAGAAATTAGAACTGTTAAATGGGCGGTTCAATAATTTTTATGAAGATAACGATGTTAAGATGTTAAGACATTAAGAAAGTGAGGAATAATTATGGCAGAAAATACAGAATTAGTAAAGGCAGAAGAAAAGACAGAGGTTGCAACACACAATAACAAGGTTACCGATTACAGCCTTGGAATTTTCGGAACATCCGACAATTTCATTATGGCTATGCAGATGGCAAAAGCGTTAGCCGAGTCAACAATAGTTCCGCAGACGTATCAGAAAAATCCATCTAACTGTTTGATCGCCATTGAGCAGGCGCAGAGAATGCACATCAGCCCACTTATGGTTATGCAGAACCTTTTTCTGATACAAAGCAAGCCAAGCTGGAGCAGTAAGTTTTTGATCGCGTCTATCAATGCCAGCAACAAATTCGACATGGAGTTGCAGTACGACGAAACCAAGGACAAAAACGGAAAACCTTATTCTTGCACTGCGTGGACTATGAAAAATGGTCGAAGAATTGAGGGCATGGAAGTTAATATGCAGATGGCAGATGATGAAGGTTGGACGAAGAAGAACGGTAGCAAGTGGAAAACAATGCCGCAGTTAATGCTTCGTTATAGAGCAGCATCATTCTTCTCTAGCCTTAATTGTCCGGAGCTGACAATGGGACTTTATACCAAGGAAGAAATCGAGGATGGCGATTTCAAGGAATATCCGATGGAAGATTTGCAAGAGCAAGTCAAGCGTGATATTACGGAGAACGCCAACAGTGAGCCATTTGTTACGGCGGAACCTTGTTCAACCGAAAGTGCAGCAGTCGAGCCAGAGAAGGCAGCCGGAGAAGTTGCTGAGAATGACGAGAACGTACCGGACTTTATGAAAGATTAGGAGGTTGCCATGAGAGTTATATCACAGGACGGAGCGCTTGATATGCCATACGAAGAGGTGATTATTCAGAGATTCAAGTTAAAGATTTATTTCCTGAACAAAAACTTAACAGGTGTTGAGTCGCTTAATGATGACATGCAAATTGCTGAATATTCCACCGAAGAAAAAACAAAGAAAGCTATGAAAATGCTTAGAATTGCGTATGAAAATAATGTGTTTTATCATTGCACAGCTGGTTCAAAGTGTTTTGAAGAAGTACGGAGTATTTTGAGCGAGGAACAATTTCAGAAAGCTACAACAGAATATTTTCAGTTTCCGGCAGAGGAAGAATTGGAGTAGCCTATGGAAGTTATATCAGTCTTAGAATCCGTGCAGAAAGGTATGGAAGATAACATTTACAATTTCTGCAAAGATGGAAAATGTAGCCAATGCGGGAATTGTTGCAGTAACTTGCTTCCTATGAGCCAAAAGGAAATTGATGTTATTCGCCGGTATATACGCAAGAAGCATATCAAAGAGTGTCGGCATATCGCGCCGGCAACGGTATCCTATGACATGACTTGCCCGTTTCTTGATACAGGAAAAAGTTGCGAAAAGTGCCGCATTTATCCGGTTCGACCGGAAATATGCAAGCAGTTCATTTGCGATAATGAGCAGAGGGCAAAGCGCAATCGGGCATTGTTGGGGCAGACGAGACAGATTGTTGATGTAAGAGAAGAATTTTTCGGAAAGTGAGGCGGTCTATTGGTTGAAAAATGGAAATGGGTAAAGGGCTTTGAGGGTGTATATCAAGTATCAAACCTTGGAAGATTGAAGAGTTTCAAAAAATATTCTGACGGTTATATTCTTTCTGAAAAGAACGAAAGTGGAGGATACCTGAGTGTTGTCCTTTATGATTCAATTCAGAAAAAGCGACGTTGTACTAGAATTCATGTGTTGGTGGCAGAGTCTTTTATCGGAGAAATTCCTAAAGGTTACCATGTTCATCACATTGACGACAACAAGCAGAATAATGTAGTTACCAACCTTGAAATTATACATCCAAAGAACCACCGAATAGAAACGCATAGACAACATCCACAAATCAGTACAGGAATGATAAATTACAATAAGTTTGAAAGGCCTAAACATATTTTACAGTATGATTCAGATGGACATTTTATTGCTGAATATGCAAATGGACAAATTGCAAGCGAACTTACAGGAATTTGTCAAAGAAATATCTTGCAGGTGGCAAACGGAGAAGAATACAAGCCGGGGAAGATAAGAAAACAAGCCGGTGGGTATATTTGGAAACTAAAGGAAAGTGAGGTGGTTTAATGTTCATGAGATGTTGCGGATCAGGATCATCGGGTAACTCATATGCTTTAATTGCAGATAACGGAGAAATCCTTGCTATTGAAGCCGGATGCAAATTTCTTGATTTCAAGAAGATGATCGATTGGAAAATCTCTGATGTGGCTGGATGCATTGTTTCTCACGAACATGGTTGAGCGATCATGCGTATTACATAAAAGACTTTATGAGGTCTGGCATTCCGGTTTATACGGCATTTGAAACACAGACCGCACTTGAAGTCATTACCGGAGAGCGTACGACAGCCATCTCGCCTAACAAATCGTGTCAAATCGGCAGTTTTACAGTAACCCCATTCAATGTGCCACATGACACGGAAATTGAGTGCTACGGCTATTTAATCAAGCATGAGGAAATGGGGCATTTGTTGTTCTTGACCGACTTGGAATACTGCAAGTACAATTTCTCGAAGCTGAACATTGAGCATATCATGGTTGAAGCCAATTACAGTATGGACTTGGTAGACCGGAATGAGCCAAATTATGAACACCGTTTGCGAGGTCACATGAGCCTTGATACGGCACTTAAATTTATTCAGACGAACGACAACCCAGCTTTACGAAATGTCGTTTTAATACACTTATCGGACACAAGCGGAGATCCCGCGTTATTCCTACAACGAACGAAAGAAGCAATTGAATATGGAGCAAATGTTTATATTGCAGAAAAAGGGTTAGAGGTTGATATGAACCTTTGTCCGTTCTGAAAGGAGAAAAATGGAAAAAGGAACAAAGCGCAGAGTTATTAGTGATGATTATGGTTTTTTTTAACCGGGAGAAATCGTTGTTGTATTAGAAACCAATACTGTGCCATATTGCGCAAAAGAATCGGCATATTCTCCGGAAAAAGCACTTATCAGTTATAAATTAAGCGAGTACAACGCTTTAAGAGAGTGCGAACTTGAAGTAATTGAGGAATAAATAGGTTGAAACACCTTGGCGAAAGACTAAAAGAAACTATCTTGTTTGGCGAATAGTTATCACAAACCTTATTGAAAGCCATGTCTTGGCGGCGCGTTCATCGTGCCGCCCTTACAAAAGATTGGAGGTAAAAATTGAAATTATGTGAATACTGTATGGCTGAATTTGAGCCGAAACAACAAAATCAGAAATACTGCAGACCAAAATGTGCAAAAAGATTTGCGCAGTTTAGAAATTTTAAAAAGGCTGGAAGAACTGTGTATAAAAGAATATGCCCGAAATGTGGCAGACTGTTTATGACGATAGATGAACGAAAATTTGATTGCCAAGACTGCATCGGCAATGAAGTTAAAGAACGATTGAGAAATCCAAAGAAAAAGGATGATGAAATAAAGGCTGTGAATCATCTGGCACGCGCTTCTGGCATGAGTTACGGAAAGTTTGTGGCTCAAATGAGCATGAAGCCATTGGAGAGGAAGTGATTGGGTTGGACTATAAGAAGTTTAGACAGGCAAAAGCTATTGAAGCAAAGAACAAAAAGCGTTGGCTGGAAGCAAATCCAAAGCTGGATGATGAAAGCGGGATATACACGTTGGTAAGGATTGACGAGGATGGCTTTCGGTACGCCTATGTGGGACAGGCAAAGCATATTTTGACAAGGCTTGCACAACATCTTGTTGGGTATCAGCACATTGATCTTTCGCTGAAAAAGCACGGTCTGTTTTCGCAAGACAACAAATATGGTTGGAAAGTTGGTTGCGCGCATTATCCAGAAAATGAGCTGGACGAGAAGGAGCAGTATATTATCAAACTGTATGCAGACAAAGGCTATCAACTTCGCAATAAAACAAGCGGTTCACAGGGCGAGGGCAAAGCTAAGATTGATGATTACCGTCCGGCAAAAGGCTATTATGACGGAATTAAACAGGGCAAAAAGAGCCTTGCTAGGGAATTGTCGCATATCGCTGAAAAGCACCTTGAAATCCGTTTAAAGCCGGAGAAACAGGGCAACAAAGTTTCTGAAAAACAGTATGAGAAGTTTATGACTTTGATTTCTGAAAATACATATGAGGAGAGTGATTAAATGGCAGAAGTCAAGTGGATTAAAATCACGACAGATGTTTTTGATGATGAAAAGATTCTGTTGATTGAGAGTATGCCGAGTGCTGATAGCATCATTACGATTTGGTTCAAACTTCTCATTCTCGCAGGGAAACAGAATAACAACGGTGTGTTTATGATGAGCAACAAGTTGCCGTTTACGGATGAAATGCTTGCCACCATTTTCCGCAGAGATTTGAACACGGTAAGGCTTGCACTTAAGACCTTTGAAGAATTTGGAATGATTGAAGTTGTTGACAACGTGATAACGATTCCGAATTGGAATAAGCACCAAACACTTGACGCTTATGAGAAGAAAAAGGAACGTGACAGGCTATATCAGCAGAACAGGAGAAAGAAACAAAAGAACCTAATTGAGCAAAAATCGCTCGATAAATCGTCTTATGTCGCTGTTTCAGATAAAGAAGAAGATAAAGAAGAAGATAAAGAGAAAGAAAATATAAAAGAAAATTCGTTGTCGCCCGATTCTAAAGAGCCATTTAATTTTGAAGATGCTTGGGAAAAGACTTTTAGTATATACCCCAAGAAAACAGCGTACAGTACCTCTAAAACAGCTTGGATGGATAAAGTGCTAGAAGTTATCGAAGAGAACCAACCGGACATTGCACGGCTGTTATACAAAGCCACAGAAGCATATTTGAGTGACTATCAAGAAAAGAACCCGGACGATACGGATTTTCGGTACATTCCAAAATATGTTGATTGGCTGAAAAATGATTGCGACTATTGGTTGCAGATTGCAGAGAAACGAGGTGATTGCAGTTGACAGAAGCAGAATTCGGAGTAATAGGGTGCGTATTGATTGACAATGATGTGTTAAATAGCATCTGGCGAACGCTGAAGCCGGAAATGTTTAGTTCGGATTTTGCGCAGGACGCATACAAAGAAATGCTTGCCATGTATGACCGAAATGAAAGCATCGACCCAATGTCGTTATCAATGGCACTTGAAAATCACAAATACACACAGGAGCAGATTAGCGAATTGATGAAATCCTGTATTTCGGGAACAATCACTTCAACTATGGTTAAAAGTTATGCCGATGCGGTTGCGAAAGAATACAAGGCGAGAATGGTTCGGGAAATGTACCAGAAATCCAGTTTAAAACCATGTGACATTGATGATACAATCAGCGATCTTCTTACAAGACTTGAACATTTGCAAGAGGGAAAAGAAGTAAAGCTAAAACCAATGAAGCAGATTGCAGTTGAGAATAAAGACAAATATTTCAACGAAAGTGTTGGAGATGGTGGTATAAAAATCGGGTTATCGCAACTTGATGACGCGCTTGGAGATCTTGAACGCGGTGACGTGACAGTAATTGCCGCAAGACCGGCAGTTGGAAAATCCGCACTCACAACGCAGATTATTGGGAATATGGCAAAAAAAGGACTTAAAGTCGCATATTTCAATTTGGAGATGAGCGATAAACAGGTGTATGAGCGATTTATTTCAAGACTTGCGGAAATCGGCTTAACGAGAATCAGAAGGGCAAAAGCGTTTCTTGGAGATGAAGAGGAAAAATTCTATCGGGCAAATGAAGAAATGAGCGATTATCAAGTATGGATTGCTTCCGGAACAGTGTCTCCGAGAGAAATCAAGGCAGAATGTAGACACCAAGATTTCGATGTAATTGTTGTTGATTACTTGCAATTGCTTATGCCGGACAGCCGATATTCTGGCAGAAACGAGGAAGTTGCTTCAATTTCAAGAGGCTTGAAATCGGTTGCAAGAGATTTAAATACGCACGTAATAGCACTTTCGCAGATAACTCGTGCTTCCGAAAGCAGAGACACGAAAGAGCCTACCATGGCAGAGTTAAGGGAATCCGGAGCAATCGAACAGGATGCGTCAAACATAATTATGCTGTGGAATCTGTCAGACAATGACAAGGGAGCCAAGGGCGCAAAAATCGAAAAGAACAGACAGGGAATGACAATGCGTGAAGCAATGGAGTTTGATGGAGATCACATGAAGTTTGTTGAAATCGAAAAGCCGTTTGATGATGTTGTTGCAGAAATCAAAAAGAAAGAGCGCGGCGACGGATTCAAGTCGTATGACGGCGATTGTCCGTTTTAGAGGTAGCAGCTATGGCAAGTGCAAAGATTGAAAAAGGTTCGGAAGAATGGCTGGTATTCATGGATTATTGGAAGTTCATCCAGAAATACTATGCGCCAGACAACAACGATTCCTGGTGGGACGAAGTTGTAAAAACCGGAGAAAAACTTATTGAAAAATATAAAGGTATGGAAATCGAAGAACGTGCAAGACAGCTTGTATTGAGCCATTTTGCATGGTTGGAGATTACGTACGGAAAGGAGAAATCAAAGAAATGAGCAATGCGTTGAAACGGAAGAAAAAGCCAACATTTTTCACGAAGCAGGATACGAAGATCATCGGCCGGAACGATTTTGAAAAGCGCAATGCTGATAAGGTTATATCAAAATCATACAAAGATTTCGTTGTAATCGGTTACATCATTCTGCATGACAAATTTGGGTTCGGACAGGCAAGAATCATCCGGTTACAGGATTTTTTGAAATCCTACTTAGATGAAGCAGCATCCGGTGGAAATACCGGAAAGGACTTGTCTGTTTATCTGAAAAGTAAATACGGAATCGACATCAAAGAGGAAGTCGGAAAAATTCCGCAAAGACAGTTAATGAACCTGTATGCAAAAAAAGGTTTCTGTATTGAGCGTGAAGCCTACAGACTTTCCAGCGCGTCATTGTTTAACTATTTCGCGCTCACGCTTACGATTCTGAAAAAGGAATTTAAGCTGTCTGTGAAGCAGTTACAGCAGTTCACGGACAAGTTTATTGACTACATTGACACATTGGCTAATTACAAGCAGTTTCAGTTGACCGTGCCGATGATAGCGCAGAGTTTGGCGAATGAGATTAAGTTTGTATGCGATTTGGAGGTGTAAAGATGTTGAATAAAGAAAAATATGCGAAAGAGATTTTAGACATGGCGTGCTCTGGGAATAGCATTGCCAAGGTTGCGGAAAGTGAGGATGTGTAGAAATGGGAGTTTTGCTTGCATTATCAACCTTATTTATATGGGGTCGGCTGGTTAATATTGATTGCGACCTAAAAGATATCAGCGAAGAACTGAAAAAGATGAACGAAAGGAGAAATGATGGAAGATAGATATTTATTCCGCGGAAAGCGGATTGATAATGGCGAATGGGTGGAAGGATATCTGTCATACCCATTTTGCACGAAAAAGGGCAACGAAAGTTATTATTTCTACGCAAAGGATAGTTTGGGTTTCTTCTGTCGTTGTGTTGTAGATGCATCTACTATCTGCCGGTGCACTGGACGGACAGATCGAGATGAGAAATTGATATTTGAACACGATGTAATTGTTTATCTTGACACATATAGCACAGAAAGCGGATATGCAGAAGCAGATTGTGCCGGTGAAGTTTTGTGGGATGAAGAAACATTGTCTTTCCAAGTTACAAACAGACTGTCGGCTGAAAGTTGGGAAGTCCTTGGCGGGGAATGTAAAGTGCTTGGAAATGCGATTGAACATCCGGAATTGTTGGAGGTGTAGGCATGACGGAGAATGAAGCAATCGAGATTGTGAAAGGCGGTGGAGTGAATGATTAGTTTTACAAGTGGTAATTCAGATGATATTACAAAAGCAGTAGGTGGTTTAGACACATTTACAAAGAACTGGTGTATGAATTGCGAAGAAACTGATACAAGAAATGAACCAATGTTCAGATGTGAAGAATGTAACTTCAAAGGTGAACTTGGGGTGTGTAAAATAAAAGAATTTGTTATTGATAAAACAGGTGATATGCCTGTCGACTTTGGAAGTATGGTACAACACTGAAAGGCGGTGGCGCAGATGTCAATTAAACCGATTTTATTCAATATCGAAATGGTTCGGGCGATTCTGGGCGGAAGAAAGAGCTGCACTCGGCGGCTGGTTAAACATGATGTTGAATCAGTTCTAAACAGTCCATATCATAAGGTGCATCCAGAGGTAGAGGATAAACAGATTATAAGCAAACTATGCAATCCGCCATATCACACGGACGATATACTGTACGTGAGAGAAACATGGAGCGAAGCATATGAAGAGGGAACATATATTTACAGGGCTGATGATAAGCTGGCAGACTTGCCAACGTTCAAGGAATCATCAAAACTGATATACCGTCCGTCCATCCGCATGCCGAAAGAAGCGGCACGTATCTGGCTTAAGGTTACGGATGTGAGAGTAGACCGGCTGCAGGAAATGAAGCCGGTTGATGTGATAAAAGAGGGAGCTTATCCTGATTGTTGGGATTGTCTTAATACATACGGAGAAAGCGGTTCGCAGTGCTGTTATGGGAC